AGATACTAAATATATTTAAGGTATAAACTATTAATAAATTTGAAAGGAGATATGAATCATCTATGAAAGACAATAAATTTAGTGTTAGTAATTTATTTAATTCTTATGATAATCTAGATATAGATCATCCACTATCAGATAAAAGAGAAGTATATATCTATGGAGAAACTGGTAAGTATGATGAGATATTACAGAATTATATTGAAATGAAAAGAAAGAAGATATCAGTAGTATTCCATTACTTATTATATTCTAATCAGTCTATATTAAGTGAGTTTGAAGCTACTGAGTATATTAATCATTCTTATTTAAGTGAGAATGAAGCTAACTTCGATATACCTACTTTTGCTGCATTAACTGGTATAAAGATAATAGGTATAACTGCTGATGAGTTAGATACTGGGCATGGGATAGTTAATAGAGCACTTTTTAAAGCATTAGATATTAATGAAAGAAAAGTTGCTATAATACTTCCACAACATATATTAGATAGTCCTAATATAAGGGAGTTTATAGAGAAAACTATACCATATGCTGTTATTAAAGATAGTAAATATGTGATGTCTATGTAGGAGTAATAATATGAGGAATAATGGAAATAAAGTTAGTAAATATCAAATTCATGCTTATACTATAAATATAATGAATAAACTATTTAAGCATGAGCGTAGTAGTAGTGGAAAGTTTAGTGATGAAAATATCAGCATGGAATTTAAAATAACTATTGATGAAACTAAATCAATATATAATAAAGTTGTAGAAATTAAATATTGGGATAGAGAAACTAAAAATAGTTTAGAAATGACCATAACTAAAACCTATGGTGGTATTTACAATATCCAAGCTTTTGTTAAGAGAGATAAAGAAGTGTATACTTTCTCTTCAGCATATACAGCTGGCTTAGAAAAGTTTGATGCTGATTTATATTTTGGTATACTTAAAGATATGAGACCGTATATCACTATAGTATCACTAACAGCAACTAAATTAAATACTATTAATCTAAAGAAAGAATTTGAGAAATCAAATCTATTTAATATTAAATAGAAAGGAAAAATAATTAATGGAAATAAAATTGTTATATTATACACCAATAGAAGTATTGGCTGAAGCAACAAGCATGCCATATCAATCCGAACCCACCAATGGTTTGGTGAAGAGAGTATTTGATACTGACCATAGGTCTGTAGTAAGACATGGTATGGCAGCATTTACAATAAAAGATGTATCACAATCGTTATTAAGACAAATATCGAGACACCCGCATATTAATCTAACGGTTAAATCAAGTAGATATTGTGATATGAGTAATGTCGGGTTCTATGTTACGGAGAAAGCTCTGGAGAAAATGGGTAGGCGAGATGAATATGTAGAAGATATGGAAAATGTAATGGGTCTATACCATAAATGGAAGATATATGAGGGTGGAGAGAAAGAAGTAGATGTTGCTAAATTATTTCTACCACTATCATCATATACAGATATTGTAGTATCTGGTAATTATCAAGCTCTATATGAATTCTTACAACTTAGAAATTGTGTTAGAGCTGAAGGTGAAATAAATAATTTATCTTTAAAATTAACTAATATACTTAAGGAATGTATTCCTGAAATATTTGCTGAGTTAGACTGTAGAGGTAAAGAACTTGGATATTGCCCGGAGTTTAAGACTTGCGGTAAATATCCTAAGAAAGGACAGTGATGAATCATGGGGGTATTAATAACATGGGATCAAGGTACTTATGGTGGAAGTTTTTCCATATCTAAAGTGCAAGGACTATTTTACATGTTTAAAGCGAGCGGTGTCAAGTTTCTTAAAAGAGATGCTGCTCATAGTGGACAAGTAGTAACTGTTGGTACAATAATACCTGTACCAGAAAAACCTGCTGCCACTAAGATATATCCTATAGTAAGTAGATATGGTACAGTGCCCGGGTCAATTATATTGAATTCGGGTGGAGAAGTACAAATATGCTTCCCAGCAGAATTTTTAAATAATACAACTCAGTCTTTAGACTTTGAGTTTATATATACTGGCACTAAACCATAGTATTTAAAAAATCGTATTAATAAGAATTTCAATTATATATAATATGGGTGTATCAATATATCTATTAATTAATTATTTAAAAAAACGGAGGAAAAAAGAAATGAGCAAGAAAAATAAGAAAGAAAAGAAAATGAAGAAAGTAGAACTTAAAGATTTGGAGTTCTTCAGAGATGAATTAGCGAAAGCCCAAGATGATGATAGCGAAGTCATCGAGGTCGAATCACTTCCAGAAGAAGATATAACTATTGATCCAGTTGAAGTCACTGAAGATGATATAGTAGACTTACTGACTGAATCAGCAGATGCATTGACACTAAAAGAACTAATTAGGCGTCATGCATCCAATGCATTAAAGTCTGATAATAAACCTTCAGTATTGGATGAGATATTTTCTGCGGATAGCATACTCACTGCTTGTAGTGGTATGCTTGGCGTAGCGTAATTTCCATCTACTGAAAAAGAAACTCTTAATAGAGTTTCTTTTTTTGGTATTTATTATAGATATATATTATAATGACGTAATGAAATAATATTTAATTCATTACACTTGATTAACCAATTTTAGTAGTATCATATATGCACATAAATTGAGTTAATAAAAAATTAATTAATTTTTAAAAATTTAAATTAGGAGGCTCCATAACATGAAAGAAGCTAATTACAAATTGATACCACTGGAAGGAAATCCAGATTCTGCAAAACTATTAGAAGTGGCAGAAGAAACAAAAAAGGTATTGCAAGAAGATAATCATATTATGATTGATCTATCACAAGCAATACCAACTATAGTTGAGACATATCTCAATGTAGCTCTTAAGAGATTGGCTAAAGATGTAGCATTGAATAGTGAAACTGTCACTATGAACTTCTTCGACCTATTCCAATTAGGATTTGATGTCGCTGAAGACGATAACGATGAAAAAGGTGGCAACATAGTGCCAGCATTTGTTCCATTGGGAGCAATGAAAACTATGGGCAAATCAGATGAAACTCAATCTGGTGAATAATTAAGAAATAAAATAAAATTGATATATCAAATAGGTTTACTCAAATCTATTTGATATATTTTTTTGATAAAATGAGAAGGAAAGAAGTATACAATGAAAAAGTTTATAAAGTATTACGAAAACCCTTTCGAAAAAGATATCAATATGGACTTAATGAATAAGACTCATGATGGAGAATTAATTCAATATATCGTTGAGTGTGCTAAGTCCTTAGAGATTTTACCAAATATAAAATTTGTGGATTATTCATTTGAAGATATGCCACATAAGATAGATTTCAATGATTTATATAAGACAAGAGTAAAATTAACTTCAAGTGAGAAGAAAGATAGAAATAAGAACCGTAGACCTATGGATATATTAGAAAATAGGTTGGGTGAACTTACTCTCAAATGGCATCTTACTTGTAAAGGTGTAGAAAAAGATGTAGTAAAGAAATTGATGGTACCATTGCCAGATGAAAATGGATATTTTACAATCAAAGGTAATAAGTATCTGTTAGTATATCAGTTATTAGAAGCATCTACTTATGTATCTAAGAATACAGTAAGTCTTAAGTCATTACAAGCTGTTGCTCTTGATAGAGTGGCTAAGCAATATAAAGCTATGAATGGGTTGACTTATACTTGTCCGATATTCAATCTTCAGATGTTTAAAAATCCAGTACCGTCATTATTATTCTACTTAGCGAATTTTGGATTTAAGAATACTCTTACATTCTTCAATGTAAATGATTCTATAAGAATTATTTGTGTTGGAGATGATATGGATACTAAGTTATGTAAAGAGAATAATATAGACCATGTTAAATCTCTTAATGATATAGATGATTTATATGAAGAACGTAAATATATCTATTTTCCGATAAGTAAAAAGATTCTTATAAGAGTTAATAGTAAGATATTTCATAAGTATAACTACGTTCAATCTATAGTAGGAATGCTTAAGGAATTAACTACTAATAGATTAACTCTTGAAGAATTATGTGATAGAGATTTCTGGTTAGAGAAATTGGATTATATAAATAGTAAGAATGCAAAGAAGATGGATTTAAATAATACATCATCTGATAAAGGTCTAAGTACTCTAATTCACTTTAGTAGAATGCTTGATGAAACTAATAAGAAGAATCTTAAATTAAATCTATATCATAGAGAGAATATTTATTCTATAGTAAGATGGCTTATTACTGAATATGATAATCTTAAATTGAAAGATAATATGGATTTAGATAACAAGAGAATACGATGTCATGAATATATAACTTCAATGCTTACTAATCACTTCAGTGAGAAACTTAGTAGAGCAATAAATCTTGGTAAGAAAGCTGAGATTGGTGATATTGAGCAGATATTTAAGTTCCAACCCGATTTATTATTAATACAACTATATGCTTCCGGTATATTACCATTTGATGATAGAACTTCAGATATGGACTTCTTTAGAAAATTTGAATTTACTACTAAAGGACCAAATTCCTTAGGTAATAAGAATTCAAAGAATATCGCTAAGAAGTTTAGAGGCATTGACCCATCAGATATAGGAAGAAAAGATATAAACGTTTGTGGTAATAGTGACCCGGGTAGAAGTGGGACTCTAACTCCATTCTGTAAGACATATAAGTTATTCTTCACAGATGATATGGAACCACAAAACACTATGCTTGAATATAATCAAGATATAGCTGAAGAATATCCAGATTATCTTCATATTAGTATAGGGGATACAGAAGATGAAAAGAATAATACTAAGATTATTAATGGTATTATGAATAGTATAAATAAGATGAGTATTAACGAAGGATAGGATTAAAATGTCTATACCATTTAGTATATCGAGGAGTATGATGAGAAGTAAAGGCATGGATGTAAAATTCCATGTCAAACTCATTATTGATGATACGTATAATAAATCTTATAAATTATATCATAATACTTTTAATTATAGGAATAAGGATTATCTCATATTAGATATAAATTCCTATGTAAGCATTAAATATGTAAGTCCTAATAAGGAAGACATATGGGACCCTAACGACTCAATTATGATAACTGATAGGTATATATATTATCTACTTAGAGGATTAGGGGAAATGAAAGATATAATGCTTAGTAAAGATACGTATTATTTAATGAATGGTAAGTTGAAGATAACTGAGAATGATAAAAATATAATAAGATTAACTATGGGTAAAACTAATTCAATACAAATGTCCCCATCTATAATGGAAAGAGATGGTATTGAATATGAGACAGTTACTTTATGTATAAATACACCTGATAGACTAATTGAATTAGATTTAGAAACATTTGAAGCATTGATATTTAACTTATCCAAAGTAGATTACTTCTTATATTCTCAAGCAATGGTAACATATTTTATATCAAGTTTCGATAAAGAAGAAATTTTGAAATTGGGTATGCCTAAATATGATATGATGAGATTTGATAATATCTCTACTATAACTCAAAGAGATAGTATTAAAGATATTGATTTAGGTGACAAAGGTATAGTAACAAAGAAGAAGAAAAGTATATTTGAAGAAGTGGGGTTAGGTATATGACAATCATATTACAGAAGTCTTTATTTCTGGTAGATGATGAATGTTATGAAGTAAAGATGTATCACGAAGGGATTAAACTTAAAGAATATACTGCGTATGTAATGCTAAATGATTTAGTATATCCATACAGAGGTAAATATGACCCAGTGTTATCGAAGAAACCCGGGTTATATACAGAGAAAGGTAAGCATATTAAAATACCTTTCCCAAAAGATATGTGGGATAAGTATAGTGCTAAGAAGATAAAGAATACTTATTCTATATTAGAAGAACTTAAGAATAATTCTGATAATTTCGTTAGTGATGAAACTATGGAAGAAGCTCTATCTAATGGAGAAATGTTAAGACCAGTTATTAAGGAATCAGATGATTTCTTAAAATATCTGGTTAAACAAATCATTCTAATAAAAGGTGTTAATGTAGCTCATTATAAGAAGCAGTTTAAAACAAGTCATGAGTTTCCTAATCTAAAGCAAGCTTTAGAGAAAGATACTAAGATGACTGTAACTAACTTCAAGAGATGGGCAGAACTATTAAACTTCGATTATAAGATAATGATTGAAGATAAAGATGGTTCAGATCTATTTAAAGATGTTAATTATGATAGTAAGGTGTTATAGAATACCTTACTATCTAAAAATAATTTAAATGATGGGAGGATTAAAAATGTTAAAGGATATAATAAGGAATAAGAAGATGGTAATAGGTCTATTAATGGTATTCATTATATCATTTCTAATAGGATTCACAAATGCTATTAACAAAAGAGTTAGAATAAAACAAGAAAAAGTTGCTATTGGGGCTCAACACACTTTTAGAAAACAGCCGACTGAAGATCGTTGTAAGTCTAACTTCAAGAGATAGGATAAACTAACGTAATTTATGATAGTAAGGTACGTATAATACCTTACTATCTTCAAATGTATAATTTATAAAGGGGGCATCATCATGTTGTATAATTTAAATCATTCTGATAGAAGTATATTCGATTGTGAAGAAATGCTCGACAAAATAAATAGTATTATAACTGGTCTATTTTTCTCAGATAATAAGAATACACAAAGCCTTTTAAAAGACTACCAAAATAGATTATCTACTACTATTATTTATCGTAAAGTACATAGTGGCGATATTATTATTGATTTTCACTATTATGGATTGCCGGAAGGCACTATTAAATTATCATATAAGTTGAATGGTGCGAATAATCATAAAAATATATTTGAAATTGATAAGGTGGAAATTATACGCAACCATATATCTATACTACCTGATAATTCAATGACTAATAAATTTAAAAATGCAATCAATATTATATATGAAGAACTAAAAGTATATAGGGAAGATAAAGAAATGAAAAGATAAAGTTGAGAAACTTAAAGACTTTTTAAAATAATTGATAGAAAAAATATAAAGGAGAGACTGAATATGCATGATAATGTAATAGTAAAATTTGGTACCGATATTATTAATAATTATATTATTCATAATAAATTATTAGAAGGTGAAGTAATATATCCTTATAAGAATGAAGATGGTAGTTATAATACTCAATACAGTATAAATATTAGGACTAAACATAAAAAGGATAAATTAGTTTCCAAGATTCGTTTCTATCTACCAGATAAGAAAGATGATATACGATATTCAGGTGTAATGAAAGTCGAATTCGATAGTAATCACTCAATTGAATCTATCATATTAGTATATCATAAATTGGAACTTCCTATAACTATTTATGATACGCCAGATGGTTTTAAAATCGAATTGGAAGAATCTGATTTATTGAGTAAAGAAGAATTCGATAAATTGAGCGAAATAGTGTTCGGTGATATTAATAACTTGAGTTGGTGGATTGCCGAATTTAATTCAAGTATGGTTGGGGCGTATGATAATGAGACTAATAAACAGAAGAAACGTTTAAAGAGTTTCATTAGTGAATATAGTAAATGTAAAAAAGTATTAATAATGTTATGATGGGACTATTATGATTGAGGTGCGTATATGAAAGAACTGACAAAGAATGTGACAAAATTGACTTCCAAAGCTTTATCTTATTATAATAAGTATGTAATAACACCAAATGATTCAATATCGCCTGAGGTAGTGATTCGTAATAAATACGAGCAAATTTCAATTAAGAAATATGATAAAGGTAATGGAGAATATTTATTGAAGTTATACTGTGTAACAAATACTGATAACTTAAATCTAACATATGTCATTAAGCTACGTTATACGATTAGATTATTTGGTTTACTGACATTTATAAGTTGCGAAATTAATTATACTGGATATACATTCAGTATGTATTTAGAGAAAGATGCTGGTAATGAATTTACAATAAGAATAGACCCAATTAAACTATATTCTATAGACAGTTACAATGATTTTATATATGCTATAGAATATGATATAGGCAAAAAGATAGACTTGTTTGATAATAAATATGTAGATGATAATTACAAATATCGTATCAAGTCATATATTGATGTATTAAAAGACATGACCGGAATAAAATTAAATGAAGAAAAGGGAACTGAGATAGAAAAGATGATGCAAGCAATTGATAAACTCGGTTCAGTCATAAATAGATATAGTATGTTTTTAGACGATTACTACAATTTATCTGATGAAAAAATAGATACTAAAACGATATATCCTAAGGAAGATGATGCAGCAGTATTTTTCATTACTAATAAAACCACTAATAAAGAGGCAAATAATATTACGTATACTGTTAATGCCAATATACGTGTGGATGGTGAAATTCTCGGTATTAAAATGATAATAATGTATTTCGATTATGAGACTTCTGTATTCTTTAGTGTGGTTAGGATAGAATACCAAGATTTACCACAACCTATTATAATACATTGTAGAGAAGTTGGTAAAAATAATAAAGTTTATTCTTATGATATGCCTATATCTGAAGATAAAGAGATAGTTGAGCAATTTGAAAGATTCACTGAAAGTAATGTAAATATATTGATTCAACTAATTAGCGAGTCTATAGAACCATTGAAAGAATCAATAAAAGAATTAGAAATCACAAGAGAAAAGAAAATAGATGATTTCTTAGATAAATATATTAGAAAGGAAAAATAACTATGGTGACTACAGGGGAACTACTATCGGCAATGTGTGATCTTGACTTATGTGGGATTGAATGGAACAAAAATACTTTAGATGATAAAGTAAATGCTATTATACAGAAAGTATTCTTCTCAGATGATGAAGAAACTATGAGAAAGCTACTATCATATTTCAAGGACAAATTATCTATGAGTATCATTTATTGTGTAAAGCAATCTGGTCAAACTACAGTTGAGTTTAGATATTCTGCACCTACTGGAATAGTTGGCATGACTTGGAATCTAACCACTGAGAAAGGCAAGGATATATTCAAACCCGATAAGATGAAAATAGATCGTTTTGATAAAGATGATCTAAACTATATCGAGATGGTAAATAAATTTTTCGATGCAATATCTGAAATATTTTATAAAGTAAATGAAGAAAAGAAAGGTACTGAAATGGTAAATAAAATGACTATAAAAGAAATAGTTGATTTGAAATACAAAATCAATGATAAATATCAGGAACTTGAAAAGCTTAAGAAGAGAACTAACTCTCCTATTATAATAAAGCATAGTTATCTGATGTTTAAATCGAGATATGTTGATGATAAGAAGCGTTGTGGATTAACTCTTGAAACAGCACCAAATCTTACTGCCATATTCAGTAGTATGGATAGTACAACATTCGAAAGTATTGAAAAATCTCATATTGACTTCCTTCTATTAAGAGACAGAACAGATGCTGAATTTATAATAGAAATAAATACTTTTTCTATTAATATATATGAAGTAGATACTGGTTTAATGCTGACTGTTACTGATGAAATAATTAATCTCATTGGTAAAAGAATGCAGATGATATATGATGCATTAAGCAAGATGTATGATGATACAGAAAAGAAATTCAATGATACTAAAGAATGGTATACTGATAAATTCATAGAAGCTATTAAAGTATCAGATGATATCGAAGTAATTAAGAAAGATTAAATAATTAGAAAGAGATATAGTTAAACTATATCTCTTTCTATAAAAATGAGGTGAAAATAATGGAAAATAATTTTGCAATATCGTTTGCTAATAATATTATTGATAATTATCGTATACATGGAAGATTTTTAGACAATGTGAATATATGCCCTTATACTAACGGTAATGGTGAATATGATACCAGATATAGTATAACTCTTAGATATGAGGAGAGTGGGGATAAATTAATTTCGAAAATAAGATTCGTTCTTCCGGATAAGGAAGATATGATGACATATACTGCTGTATTGGAAGTTGAATTTAATAAGGATAGATTTTCGAATTGTACAATTAAATCAATACTATTGTGCCATTTTAAATTAGACCTTCCAATATTCATAGATATTACAAGCGAGGATGCTGTAATTAGATTGGAAGATCCAGAGTTATTGAATGGAGAAGAACTGGATAAGTTGAGTAATATTATTATCAATGATATTAATATGATAAGTGAGATGATTAAGGAATTCAATTATCATATTCGTGAAAGCTATGAATGTAAATTGACTAAAAAGAGAGAAAAGTTAAGAAGTTTTATTGATAAATATTCTAAATAATAGTGATTTAGAAATGGCTCTTGAATATGGTAGAAATATGATTGAAGAACCCAAATAAATCTAAGAGATGGATATTAATATCTATCTCTTTATTTTTTTTATATTTATAAAAATCGTAATATTAGTTATTTCAGTTATATATAATAAAGGTGTATCAATATATCTATTATTTTAAAATATTAATTTAGCCCTTTATAGGGCGAGGAGGAAAAAATGCTAAGTTGTAATGAAAAAATAAAAATGTTGATGTCTGGTATGAGGCATAAGCATATTAACATAACTGGTGACCTCACACTCTCTTTATCTAAAAATGAAATAATATTTTTGGATAAGAGGCAACGAAAAACAAGTTTCACTTCTATTCTTGCTACAGATTCAGAAGTGAAGTTTGCTATGGCTGATAAGTTCACCATCGTTATAAATTGTGATGATGAACTTACAGTCGTGAGTGATGCTGGGAATGTAATTGAATTAGATATAGTTGAAAAAGAAATTGTATCTAATTCAATTAGATTATGTATTAACATGATAGAAAAAAGCATTCGAGACTATAAGATGCTTAAAGATAAAAAACATGATCAGGAAAAAGAAGAATTCTTCAAATTACTTATTTCACCTGATAAAATCGAGGAGGTTTTAGATGAATTATATTGAGAAGTATGGGATTAATTAATCCCATACTTCAATTTATTTTTTTTAATATAATACGGTCTTATATTGTCTTCCTCTTTTATCTGTACCATAACTATTATCCAGTGAGAATCTTATTGGATTTATCTTATGGTCATCTGATGGTAGTGGGAAGTCATCTAACACATTACCATCTTGGTCTACTGCAAAGAAAGAATATTCTCCAGTATCTTCATTAAGACTTATCTTAATAACAGGTTTCCTTTGTTCATACTGGATATATTTATTACCTTCAGCACTCCTATTACTTTTATTACTATGGAGTCTATTAGATATTAAATCATCTAATTCAGCTTCATCTTCATAATGGTCTTCTATCATACTCAATATCTCTTCATCACCATTGTCACTATCTTCTAAATACATACCATCTTGAGTTTCTATATAGTTTTCTTCATCATAACTACCATCACCAGTCATAGTATTAATGAAGTTCTTTCTACCATACTCAAGTATATTTTGTAGATATCCAGAGCCCATTAATCCTAAATCACCAGCTTGCTGTTGAGCTTGAGCTTTATTCATCTCAGCTTCAATCTTAGCTAACTGAGCCTCATACTTAGTCTTTTGGTCTAATGCATTCTTCTTAACACTTGCTATTTCTTTAATGATATTCAATTTAGTTTGTTTAGATGATAATACAGTATCTGCTAAGTCTATAGCATATTTGGATAATCCTCTTTGCTTACTACCATTAAGTTCTTGATATCTCTTAAGTATATCTTTAGAGAATTTATCAGTTTCTTTAAGAGTATCATATAGAAGAGTTAATTCTTCAGCATACTCTCTTTTAAACTTATTTTTATCTTTCTTTAATTTCTGATAAGCTTTTCTGTTAGGATCTACTATCTTATCTACGAATTCACTATCATCAGTATCATCTTCTTTATAATAGTCTAATAAGTCTATATTAGGTCTTGGTATAGTAATCTCCACAACTTTACCATTCTTATCTACAAACTCACCAGTATAATCCATAGAATCTTCATTAAGTATATCCAATTCACTTTTCTTTTTCTTCTTCTTTTTTTTATCTTTCTTCTTTTTCTTATTGAATTCTTTCAATAGAGAATTAACATTGGATTCTTGATGATAAGATTCTTCTTCAATATCTTCATCATCTGAAGTATCTACATTAGTATCACCAACTATATCAGTTAATTCTTCTAATAAAGATTTACTATATTCATTATCTTCATTTATATCTTTATCATCTTCTTCTTTAGGAAGAATATTTATATATAGCATATTTACCGTCCTTTCTGTAAAGTCTTATTAAGTGACTGTAATTACATTATAAAATTAAGATGACACATAGATAAACGAAATTAAAGAAAGGATTTAAATTATATATGAATAATATTTATAAATTAGATAATCCAGAAGAATTAATGTTAGAAAACGTTATGTATTTTAAGAAAACTAAAGATAATCCTGAAGATAAGTTATTTATCATGTATAAGGATATGAAGAATAATACTAAGAATATAAAGATTATAAATAAACCAAAGATGGATGTATATATAACTAAGCCTCAATATAGAGATTATGACTATAATATGTCTGATATAGAATTAGAGAAAGTAGATAAAGTAAGTTTAGAATATGGTAGACTTACTACAGAGATACCTAAAGTATTAAAAGATGACCAATTATCAAAAATGGTTCAAGCTTGTTTCGATAATAGAAATTATGCAGGGTTGAAGCAAGTTCATTGGAATAAGAATGTATTTGGTTCTGATATGGATATAGAGAACTATACTTATATACAGTGGATGGCTAATTATTATAATAATTTACAAAAGAAACCGTCTTGTGTCTATCTGGATATAGAAACTGATATCTATCATAATACAGGATTTGCTAAGCCGGAAACTTGTCCAGTAGACTTGGTTACTATTGTAGATGCTGAGACTATGACTTCTCATACATTCTTACTTAAGACTAAAGATAATCCTTTAATAGAACCTTTTATAAATGATATTAATAGTTTTAGAGAAGAATTACATGAAGCATTTGATGAATCATATGGTAGATTAACTTATAAGTTCTATGCATATGATGATGAAGTAGAACTATTGAGAGATTTATTTAAGTTAATAAACTCTTTAAAGAGAACTTTTGTATTCGTATGGAATATGTCTTTCGATATTCCGTTCATTATAAAAAGATTAGAACACTTAGGAGTTGACCCAAGAGATATTATATGTGACCAAGCATTCCCAGTTAAGGAATGTTACTATGTGGTAGATACAAGAAACTTTGATAGAGCTAATAAAGGAGATTACTTTAGATGTAGTAGCTACTCTAAATATCTTTGTCAATTAAATAGTTATGCTGCTATTAGAAAAGGTGGGCACTCTATACCATCATATAGATTGAATAATATTGGTAAGAGAGAATTGAATGATGAGAAGCTTGACTATAGTGAAGATGGCGATATAAAGACTCTTAGTAGAAGAAACTATAAGAAATATGTTATGTATAATATAAAGGACGTATTACTTCAACTTGGTATAGGTAATAAGACTAAAGATGCAGACTTTATATATCTTAACAGTTTATCTACATTTACTAAGTATGATAAGATATTTAAGCAAACTGTCTTCTTGTATAACGTTGCTTATGTCAATTATCTTAAGCAAGGTTATATTATAGGTAATAATATAAATAATGATTATAGTAAGCCTGAGGATGAAGATATAGAGTTATTGGAAGAGAAAGCTGATGGTGCATTAGTAACAGACCCATTGTTAAATAAGAACGTTGGTAAAGTTATTATGGGATTCCGGAGTAAGTTCATATATAATAACGTTATTGATATGGACTTCTCATCAATGTATCCTAATATAATCATAGCTTTCAATATATCAAGAAGAACTATGATAGGCAAGTTGATTATAGAAAGAAATCAAGATGAATATTATAAATGCTATAATTATGAATCTGATTCATATGATGCTGGTAAAGAGTTTATGGATAATTATCTAACAGGTAATAATCTAATGCTTGGTAATAAGTGGTTTAATTTACCTAATATAAGTGATATGAATGAAAGATTTAAGAAAAGATTTAAGATAAAGGAAGCTGCGTAATGGAATTAGATAGAAAGATAACCAAGTTGATTCAACTGCATAATAAAGTTATGGTTAAATTAGCTGAGAAATATATAATAGATATAAAGAGAAGATATTGCTTTGCTAATATAGTTAATATGGGATATGGTAGACACTGGATAATACTTCCAGAGAATAATCCTATAATTAAAGTATGTGAAGAATTAGATATAGAATTTATTGAGTTAGATAGTACAAGACTATATGAATTATTACAGAAAGATACTAATCTAAAATACTTTACTGAATTATTCATTAATCAGAATGATAATATCATAGTTCTTAGACGTAAAGAAGTTGAAGAAGAATTATGTACTATAGGTAAAGTATTAACTTATACCCCTAAAGAGATAGTTTATTATGATACTATAACTATGAAAGAGAAAGCTGATGTAGAAATACCTGTAGAAATGAATAGTAAATTATTTATTCCTATAGAAGATGGTTATGTATTTGAGTATACTAAATATCTTACTGTGGGAGCAAGTGTTAAAGATAGTATATATAGATTATATGGTGTAAAGAATGAATTTAAAGTTACTGAATTAATGACAGGTAATAATTCTCGATTACATGATATAAGACCATATATATTCAATCATGAAAAGAATGGGGTTAATATATATCATCTATATCTTATCTTTAGAAGACAGTTCGAAACACACAATTAAGACTACTAAAGAAGAAAGGATGATTGTATATGGCTTCAAAGATATTACTAACTTCTGTATATCCTGATGTAAGTAAAGGATTATCAGATAAGAAAGTTAGACAAGATTTAATAAATTCACTTAATACTTATATGAACCACAATAGTGCTAAACTCACTACTAAGGGACCTATATATAGAACTACTTTTGGTACTAAAGATAGAGACCATTTATATAATGCTTGTAGTACTAATGAGAATGATTTGAGAAAGATTATAAAGACTATACCATCATTGAAATCTCAGCAGAATATAGTTAAAGAACCATATAATACTTTATGTGCTTTAGCTTCAAGGTTTGCTATAATGACTAATGATGATACTTTTTTAAAACAAACTCAGATATTATTAATATTATCATTATATCCTACATTGCATGCTAAGTATTTTAGATATGAACCTAATGAAGATATAATGGATTATACTATTAATAATCTATCTGAGAAGTTTATTGCTAAGAAAGAACCTACATTCTATCATGCAATGTTATCTATTACATCTAATGCTATGGAACTCCATAAGAAGAGATTAATAGAAGGAACTGATGATAAGATAATAGGATATGTATTAGATGTAAAAACAAGACTATCTTCTCTATTTAAAAATATAGCAAGGGAGTTCTACGATAATCATAAGAAGAATCTATTCTTAGGTAAGGAACAAGATGATTTTGACCCAGACCAATACAAAGAATATGATTCTAATAGTTATGCTATAGAAAGGATAACTAATAAGGTTGTATTAAACTTATTAACTGAAGGAGTTAATTATAAATTAGTGGATATATCTGCTAAGATGAATACTGTTTCTATATCTGAATTAAGAAACTATCTTAATCAGTTAATAATAACTGAAAATAGAGAAGATATTAGAAAGATAGTAGAAGCATTGATTACTCTATATTTACAAGATGGTTCTAATAGACCAGAAGATATAAATACAACTAAGTTTGTATTAAAATCATTAGACTACTATAGAAGTTCTAATATTATAAATAAGAATATGATATTAATTAAGGATATATTGGATAAATGGATGAAGATGGTAGGAACTATGGATAAGACTAATAGATTAGCCACTATTAATAATTTTAGAAGAGCATTCTTCTTATTTTTCGTATATAGTATCCAATATGCTAATCAAAGATAAATATTATAACATAATGGTAAAGGTAAAGTTACTTTTACCTCTCTTTTCAAATATATAACATATAAAATAGTTTGTAATCCTTTCAGATTACACTAAAAAGTTTATGCCTTTCGTGAGGGTCAGAAAATACTTCTGACCAAACTTGGAACTTCTTCGGAAAAAAAGGATGTGGAATATAACTTAATTAAGTTATATTCCATTAACCTTTGTATTTTTATATATTATTCTTCATTATTAGAAGATGCTCTTACTTTATCTTCAGCTTTTTGTCTTTCTACTTCTAATACCGCAGCATCATAAGCTTCTTCATATTGTTGCCATGGTAGCATAGGTAATAGTATTTGATTCAATACTTTTACTAATTTATCTCTCGTTATATTAGAATCATCACTTGAATTATTTTCTCCAACCATAGTCTTTATTATATATTGACTTAAGTTATCTGATGTTGCTAATAGATCATTTATATTACCATAGTTAAGCATCTTAGGACTATTGAAACTAAATTCAAAGTTAGTTAAAGTAGCATTATCTATTCCTATATTAGAATACTTAGCTAATCTTGAATATAGAGTAGTTAATCCATCATTGAAGTCTAATTGATAGTCTACTACTCTTGCCATGAATTTAGCATTAGCTATTACTAATGTCTTAGCATAGTCTGCTTCATTCACATAGTTCATTATGACAGATGGCACACCAGTAGCATTAATATAATCAGTTCTCATATCCTGTAGGAAGTCTGTATTCATATTAACATCTTGACCACCCATAACATCAAAGTCTATTCCTTTAACATCATCAGGTCCAACTGGAACTACTATATCTCTATTAGCAGTATTAACATGTCTCATCATACCACTATAAGAAGAGAAGTTAGTAAAGTTGGGAGTTCTTTCACTTATACTCCTCATAGCTTTCTGAACTTTATTAATAGTATTTCTATCCATGATGGAATTCTTTACATAATAAATTCTAACATCATTACTTCTATCTATAGCACTCATAAACTTGAATATATACATACCAAGATACATTTGTGCTTTGAATAGAGAACGTTTAAGCATAGAAGTTCCATATCCATCTAAATCCGGAGATATTTTAAACTCAGTTACATATTCTAATGGAATATATTGGAAAGTTATTCCTTTAGAATAATAATCATTATATAATAATGCTTGAGCTATAGTATCTTTAAACTTAAGATGATTCAATAAGAACTTTCTACTGAAAGCATTATATATCTTATCAGTCAATGAAGCAACAAAACTTTGTTTTCTATCTAAAGCCATATTAGATAGATTAACTCTACCGAATATAGTATCTGTATTAATAGAACCATTGCATTCATTAATATTTTCATGAAGATAAATATATCCTAATATTTCATCTCCTATACCTATAATAGGTAACATCTTTCTTGGGTCTACTAATTTAAAGTAACATCCAGTTATATCTGAGAACTTCTCAGCTTTTAAATCTTTAACTCCATCACTATATGGATTAGTATTAGCTAATTTCTTATTATTTGTATACTTCTTAATAAAGTCATCAAAGTCTTGACCACTTGTAGAAGAAGTAGCTATATCAGGATTATACATAGCTTCTAATAACATTGGATTCATATCTGTATCCAATATAATATTGATATGAGTATCTCCAACTTCATTAATTACATTGAATCTCTTATCAACGTGTAAAGAATCATTAAATTTATTGAGATTCTCCATTAGAGTAGTATCATCAGCTAAGTATAATTGCTCCATCTCCATACTGACAGATTCTAATAATGGATTCTTACCTTTATTAGCGTCATTAATTACTTTCTTTCTATCTCTTCTTTTAATACCATTCATCTGTAAATAGAATCTTGATTTCTGTAAAGAAGCAGTAGTGAATATGTGATTATATGGTATAGTCAGAGCGTAGTAAGTTCCCAATGCCAATGTCTTAGGAACTATAAAACTTTTAATCTTATGAGGAAGACCATATATCTTCTCTATTTTTTCCATCTTAGATACAAGGTCACTCATTACATCTTTATCAGATATATTGGTGAAATTCAATACTCTCGATATTCTATTAGATAATTCGTCCGATGTACATATAGCATCTCTTGTAGTATTAACAGCTTCTTCTAATTCATATAAATGCTCAGATATGATAGATAATCTATCATATAGAATATTTCTATTCTTATTAGCCTGAGACATCATATCGAATATAGATTCATTATTTAATCCAAAAGCAGATTCTAATGCATTAAGATTATTATTGAAGTTTCTATTCTCATTCATAGTTAAATCTTCATAGAACTTGAATATATTGTCTCCAGTTTTATCTTTAAGATTCTGAACGCTATCATTTAATACATCATTAGCTTTCTTCATCATTATATCTAATTCTCTACTACGAGTATTATCATAACTACCGGTTTGTCTACCTATATTATTGAGTAAATCATTTATTGTAGCATTAGTACGTTGAAGAGTTTTAACTATTCTACGACTAATCTTTTCATTATTTCTTTTAGCCAATAGATTTCATCACCTTTCTTTTAAATTTGCTAATTTTCTATTACACATTTGTGCCAGTGATTATAAATATATGGTATAAATGACAGATATATATCATAGACTTGTATCAAGATAAATTAATTTAATGAAATAAGGAGTGATTTTATATGGTAATGAGTGAACTTATGGAAAGGGCAGAAAAGGATTTAGCATATATCGAATCCAATATAAGGAATAGTAAATTCGATAAAGCTGAAACCAAGTTATCTAATAATATTAGAGTGGTCAATTATCCGGAATATAAATTAAAAAGTATTATAATAAGTGGAATTGCAGAAAATCATAAGCTGCTCGACTTAATAATATTAAGAATACGTGAAAGTAGAGGACTCGATGTTACCGAGGTAGATTTAAATGGGAAAAATGGTGAACTTCGTCCATTGAATGAAATCATTTGGGGTAACTATATTTCGAGTGAACGAGAAATCATATTGAAAGCAATAATACAAATTGCTTATGACATGAATCAATTCTTATGCGGGTTACCTATAGATCCAGTTAAAGAATTAAATAAAATATTTAATTAGAAAGGAAGAACTGTATGGGAAAAGTATCTACGTATTTTTCATATATAATTATAATGAATAATTTGTATAGTTTGAGTGGCATGCCAAATTATGCAACTGGTGAAAATACAAAACCTGATGGCAGTATTAAATTAACTGATTCTGTCAAATATATTAAGGATCCAAAAACTAATGAATGGTCGGTTATAATATGTGATAATAAGATAGTGATTAACGGTAAGCATGAAGAATTAATTCGATTTACTAAAGTGAATAATCCTAATGAAGAGCTGTATGTAAACTTGAATAGTAAAGAAGCCACATTCTTAGTCGATAGAGAAGGTAAATGCATCTCAATATTTAGCACTAATTTGCATTTTAGTGATGATGAGATAGATGCAATATTCGATTCAATTGAGTATATATCAAATATTATGATTAGTGGTAAACCAGATGTTGTACAACGTCTAAATAAAATAATTAAAGGAGAATAAAAAAATGCAAACATTGAAACCAGATATGAGTGCTCTGGAACAACATAATTTTTTAAAGCAGTATATGGAACGTACAGAATTTAGAGGTCTTAAGCATATTGAAATAACAGAGCACGTAGTATTATTCTGTGATATTAACGATGGTACTCCCGGTATTGGTATATGGGAAAAGAGAAAAAAAGGTAGTTTTGATGAACCAGACCATCTAATAGATTTTATGTATAAAGAAGATAAAGAATTATATATTGTGTTGAATAATAAGAAAGCCGAGTTCACAATGACACCGGAATTTCAAATAATCAATCATATCTTTACAACTAATGAGATAGCTACTATATATAAATCATTAGATTATATAGTAAAAGCTATATTCGATAGTACTAAAGATAAAAATAGGAGATTGAATAGAATACTTGATGGTAAAGTGCAGGAGATTAATTATGAAGATTGAAAATAATTTTGCAATAAATAAAGAAATGACTGCTGAGGAGCAATATAAGTTTTTAAAGAATTACATGCATGCAATAGTTACATGCTTGGATTCAGGTGATAGCATCAGATTGACATCAAATATTCTTGTATATAGAGACAATTGCATGAAATCAACTATCATAGAAATATTTGAGTTACTTACAACCAAAACTTTAATATCATTCAGAATTTCTGATACTAATGGTGAATTAATAGTGACTTTGAATAATAAGAAAGGTTATTATGTAACCCAACCTGAATTCAAAATAACTAATCATGCTTTCAATAAAGATGAATTAGCGATAATCGACAAAGCAATTTCATATTTGATTGAAGTTATAAAAGATAGCGGAACTAAAACTATTGAAAAATTAGATGAATTAATGAGTAAGTAAAGAAGACAATTAGATAAGTTTAAGATAAAAAGAAAGAAGGGATAAGGGTGATTTATAAAGATATAGCCGAAGCCAATAGTAGAATAACATTCTTGGAATTTGTATTATCTGAAAAGGAAAAAGTTCTGAATGAGTTACTCGGTATTTATAATCTCGATGAACTTGACTTGACAAAAGCAAGAATGCGAAATGATGAAATAAATAAACTTGTGGGTAATACATCACCCACAAGTTAGAAAGGATATAATTAATGGTTAAAAAAAAGATTAAATGTCCTATATGTAAGAAAGCTTATGTATCATTAGAAGGAGTATCTTCTCACTTAGAAGAAGTCCATGGTGACCAGATACCTAAGCATATGGAAAGTGGAAGTCAATATTACTATTTCCTAAAGACTGGTAAGTCTGAAGGTAAATGTGTAGTGTGTGGTAATCCTACTAAATGGAATCCAAAGACTAATAAATACTATAGGCTTTGTGGTAATCCGAAATGTAAAGATAAGCAAAGGGAAATCTATAAGAAGAATATGCTTGCTAAGTTTGGTAAAGTAACTCTTATGGATGACCCAGAGCATCAAAGGAAGTTACTTTCTAATAGAAAAATTAGTGGCATGTATCAATTCAAGAATGGAGATAGACTTATATATGTTGGGTCTTATGAAAAGAACTTCTTAGAATTCTTAGATAAGTTCTTTGATTGGGACCCTAATGACATAATGACTCCAGCACCAACTATTTATATATATGAATATGATGGAAGTAATCACTTCTATATACCAGATATGTATATAGTATCTTTAGACCTCAATATAGAGATTAAGGATGGTGGTAGTAATCCTAATATGCATCATAAGATACAAGCGGTGGATAAAGCTAAAGAAAGACTTAAAGATGAAATGATGCTAACTCAGAAATCATCTTATGTGAAGATATACGATAATAACTTTACTAACTTTATTAAGTTTCTTAATAAGAAGAAAGAGATCTATCTTTCAGATGGTAAACCAGATACTCCTGTATTCATTATAGAAGATTCTGGTAATGAGAAAGTTACATTGGAAGATTTGAGACCTATAGTGCCAGTAATGAATGTATTGACTTCATATTATTCATTACAAGGTGGATACAAGTGGAATCATAGAAAGAGAATAGAATATGTTATTAATCAATTAAAGCAAGCCACTAATAGAGATGAATTACTTATGTTGGATAAGATGGTCCAATCTGATTTAGAAACTTGTAATAATATGATTGCCAATAATGCTCCTGAAGCATATGATGCTGAGAGATATAAGAGATTCATATTAGGTGATTATAAAGCGTTATATAAACACTATGATTCTACTATAAAAAGAAAACCAAGAAATAGTTTATTTAAGGAGAGAAGTATGAACGTGGATAATGTTAGAGTTTTTACAGCAGATGATATTAAAGAAGTTAATAAAGAGAATTCACCTAATGGTTATTATTATAAGAATAATGAAGGTGAATTATTCTGGAATAGTATTATCTGGATTGATGATAAACCTCATAGAGAGACTGTAGAAACCTTAGTCTTTAAGATAGAAGATGACAGACTTAAAGTATTTATGAGACTTGAAATGGCTGATAATGGTACTAAGAAATATAGAGTTCCAGGTGGAAGTATAGAACCCGATGTATCTAATATTAAGCAAGCTGAGAATGAAGTAAATGAAGAAGCTATATTAGATATTAAAGATATCAGAGATCATAACTTCACATATCTTAGAGAAATCGGTAGAAAGAAACCTATGAAAAGAGGAGACTTTGATTACCGTGGTAAGTTGGTTCATATGTACAGTGCTATGTATAATGGACCATTTAATGGATTTGTAGAAGATAAAGATAGAGATGAAGACTTCATTAAAGAAGGTAAATTCTATGATGTATCAGAAATATATAATGAATTACCTATACCATTTAAAAGAGTAATTGATGAAGTATTCCCAGCTATCCAATATAAAGTATAAGAAAGAAGAGATAACATTTATGAAGTTTATAGTAGAGAAAATAAAGAATGTATTTGATAGTAATGAAGATTGTAGTGAATTAACTAAATTCGCAGTAGTGGGTATAGTAGAATTCACTTTATTCTTCTTTGCTTATAGATTATTAGAACTATTATCATCAATGCAGGATATAATAGGAACACCAATTTTTATAATATCATTAATAATTATAGTATTGATATGGCTATATGCTGCAATAGCATTACTTGACATGGCTAATGATGATGATTTAACTGATGAAGAATAGGATGATTAATATATGAAGTACCTTAAATTAGAAAAAGGTAATAAAGGTAGAAATTCAGATAGAATAACAGATATTGGTGTAGTAGTCCTATTAGAGATTGCTATAATATATTTCTCAATTAGAGTAATACAATCATTATACCAATGGTATAGTTCACATCAGATATTTATGTTGGCACTAATGATATTCTTAGTATTAGTCTTCTGGGCGATTGGATTTCTGTTATTCATTAGTACTATTAAGGATAATGAAGAGGATTAATATCCTCTTCTTTTTTTTTAGAAAAATGAGGTTACATTTTGTGATTGAGATTAATTCATATGAAGACTTAGTTAGAATACAAAATAAGTTAATTAGAATTGATTTATGTTGTACTATACCATGTGCTATATTATGGGCTTTAATAGCTATTCTTAAAGGACATGTATTTAATTCCTTTAATCCTGTAACTGGTATGTGGTTTATTACAATGATTAGTTGTATGACATTTTCAAATGTATCATCTTACGTTCATAAGACTATGCAAATAGGTGATACTTTATTATAGAAAGGAAGGTGAATATTTTTTGTTTGATGTAATAATGGAAGCTTCTAAATCTACTTTATTCACTAAAGCTAAGAGAAAGAAGATGGAAGAAACTATATATGAATTCTTTAAATTACTTGAACCAACTAAAGTAAATTATGAATACTATTATAACTTATTCTCTAAGATGAGTGATAGAGAATTTGAAAGTTATTTTAATGATTTATTTAATGATGAAGATGCTTATATTATAGGACATATAGCAGACTATGAATATTCTTTAAACATTAAGAATATTAATAAAGCTCTTGATTATTTAGGAACTCCGTTAATGGAATATGTAGCTAAACCATATGAAAATATGGATAAAGATAATCCTATATTGAGTATTAATAAAGTTCCTGTTGGATATGTCCATATAAAACGTATGGAACAAATGAGAGGAAAGAAAAATAAAGGTTCTACTGATGTTACTGTTAGAAGTGCTCTTACTGGACAAGTTACTGCAAGAGATAAGAATGGTAGACAGAATGATGTTGAGAACTATAATGATATAGTCAGTGGCGGAGAACCTATAGTTAAAGAATTTATGTCTATGCGTTCAGATGACTTAGTAATGCAATCAGAAGCATTAGCAAGTATAGCTGAGAAAGGTTATGTTGATATAAATGATTTGACTGATAAAGTGGAGAATAAGACTACATTGAATGTAGTTGATATATACTTCATGGGAATGGGTTTAAAGACAGATTTAGTCACTAAAGATTTGACTTTACTTAGTACTCTTAAATAGAAGCAGATAATAAGATAGATAAGATATAATTATATCTTATCTATCATTAAAAAAATTAAGCTAAGTCGAAAGCGAAATATTTTACAGCATTCCAAAATGCGTCAAAGTCTGCTTGCGATTTCCAACAAAATTCATAAATAGTTTTATTATTTCGTTGGACTTGTACAAGTAACATCGCACATAACGGGTTACTTTCATTGCCGAGAAATACGTTTTTTCCCACCCATGGAGTCTGATGATATATCATACAATCAGAACGCGGGTCATTAAACACTGGAAATGGCTGATGTGGTTGAATTTCATATCTCCGAGTTTCTCCCATAGCCTGATCAAATCCTTTAAAAATTAGTGGTTGGTTGCAACCAGTATAGAGGTCCATTCTTGCTGGTGTTGTGAAGTGACAATATATTGAACCCTGCCCCTGTAAATTATGCCAGTCTACATTAGCACCATAAGCAATTCCGGGGTCATTTCTATATAAAAGATGGTCACACCATCTCCAGACATTATTCACTTTTACTTGTTTCTGACGTATAGTTCTAAACTGCCCATTAACTTTGACATAATTCTCTTGTATAGAACTTTTTCGCCATACATTATTAACTTTAACTGAAGTTGACATCTATATTCTTCACCCTTTCTAATTTAGTTTATTGATTACTTAAGTGTATTATGCTTATATATTATTTCAGTATAATGAATAAATTTAATTAATAATATATACGAAAGGAAAGATTAATTATGCGTAGTAAGTATTACGGTTTAGTCCACACATTTAAAAAACCATCCATGGATGAATTCAATATTAAAGATGATATTGAAAGACGTAAAGAATTATTAGAAAGTATTAAGATTACAGACCTCACATTCAGATATGATTGGCTTAAAGAAACGTATCCAAAATTTAATAATATAGTATCTATCAGTGAAAATATTAAATTAGATGATAAATTAACCGATTATAAAAGTACTATAGAAGATAACTCTTATAGAGAAATTAAAATCTATAGTGGATTTAATAACGTATTCTTATCCGGTAGAGATATTTCCATTAAAATACCGGATAGTTGTGCAATGTACTTTATAACGCACATTGGATATACTGTAGAAGATAGATGTGGCTATATTGAATTAGAAAATAAGAATGTTATGATTGATAGATACAATGGTAGATTAATACTTGATGAAATTAAATTATTAGAAAAGTCTTATTAATAAAAAAGAGATATATACTAAATTTAGTATATATCTCTTATTTTTTTTATACATATTTTAACCAGATATCTCCATCATTACCACCAGACGGATCTAATGTCGCTATGACAGTATTTCTTACTGTAGCAGAACCATATACTTTCGAAGCCTCTGGTCGAACAATAACGGATTGTGCGTCAAATCTCAGTGTATTTACCCCATCACAAACTACTCCAAATACGCCATTGCCGCCCCTATTGAATCCAGTATCAGAATCGCCTACAGATAATGAAAGATATGGGCCATTTAAATTAGTCGGTTCATTATTAGCATCTATAAATATTCTGCCAAAAGTCCTCATACCAGTTCTTACGATTTGTGTCCAATCACCAAATGTGTTGGCGTTGACATCTCTACACCAAAAACCACCACCATGCCAATTTTGGGCAAATTGGATGCCCCAACGTTGATCTTTTCGATGCCAATACGACCAAACATTTAAATCAGCATATACTCCTCTATTATCTATTGGGGGTCTATTAGTGGCAGTATTGCCTGCAATGTAAACTACTCCCCCTTCACAAGTCAGAACATTATTTAAGTCCGTGAGCATTGAACCTTCCCATGGATATGAATAATTATCATTCAAACTTCTCCAAGATGACCAAGCCCCATTAGATGACGTTCTAATTAAAATAGTCCAAGCGTATGGTAAATGAAATTGAGTAGTGAGACCACCGTAATCTTTATGATTTAAACGTATTGCGAGCTGTGTTCCATAGCCATTATCTCCAGCTAATGAAAAGAATTTTATAAATGCATGTTTTGAAGTTAGACCTATTTCTGCACCATAATCTATAGTACCCTCATAGTTGTATGGATATTTTGGATCATTTATAATATTTCGTGGCAGAGTATACCCATCGTATTTTTCTATAGCTCGGGGATCATCTTCTATCCAATTAGTATATTTATTACCATTATTCCAATTAATAGAAGCAGCATCTTCTCTATAAATTCTAATATATCTTTTAGCTGATTTAGTTGAATATGCTATTTGTCTGTATCGATTAGGTAGATATCATTTTCTATTCCACAGAATTTAAAAATTAAAAACCTTAAATTATATAATATTAATATATACTCTAACTTGCGGTAAAATGCATATTCTGAAAAATCGGTAAAAATTATTTTTCCGAAACTATGTAAAATGATTGAATTCCACATTAATCTAATAAGTCAATAAAAAGTAAACGAAAGGAAGGAAATTAAATGAGTGATTTATTATTCGGTTTGGATAAAAAAACTAATAAATATAAGCCCATGTCTTTAACCACTACTGCCGATAAAGTATTAATGGATTTAGATAAGAATACTCTACTCAGTACAGAGTTCAAGACATTAAAAGATAAAGTAAGTGAAATAGGAACCAAAGTAGCTGATATACCATCTGTTACAGAAATGAAAAAATTTATTAAAGAAGGTGAGAATAAAATTGTTAGAGTAAATAGTTGTACTCAAGCAATTTCTCCAAATATAATATATTTAATACCATCAACTGACCCTCAAGCACCAGCAGATATAAAGAAAATAAATAGAAGTAATGTATTCTATTATATTAAAGTGGATCACATTAGTAATGATAATGATGGTATTACTGGATTCCAATATGCTTGGATCAATGGTGACGCGAGTAACTGGTTTGACTCAGATAGTTCATATAATGTTAGGACTTATTCGAGAGCGTTTAATTATTTCATTTCATACCAGTTTACGCCGTGGCGTTTAAATACAATACCTATTAAGAATTACGCGACTACTTTCTTCAAAGGCAAAGGTAATTTCGAATATGCTTTCGGTAGAGAAGATATAACGAATGCCGATAATGCTAACAAACCAAATACAATGTACTTCTTAAAAAGAGGAGCTACTAATAGCCCATTCCCAGATGATGATGGTTTTATACAGCTTGAAGCTTGGAACGAAGATGTTAGAATTTATAGAGAAGATGCTGCTTCTATTAATTGGAATAATGGTAATAAATATACTAATTGGATAGAAGATGATCCATCAGCTACTTATGTTAAGTATTTCCCTAAGGATACTTGTACTAAAGAGTTTTTAAATAATAATAAAATAAACTATGATTATCAAACTACATTAAGTAGTGCAATTGAGTATTTAGGGGCACCTTATCATTGGGTATTCTTAAGTCATTATGGACATGCAAACAAGGATGGTTACAGTACTCAAATTATAATAAGATTAGATGGTCGAGCACAATCAAATGTATATGGTGGGGCTTGGCATATGATGATACGTACATCAGACAATGAAAAATGGACCGAATGGGAAAGTATTAATAATGCCCACAATATATTCAGTCCATATCCTATGAGTGATGAAAGTGCGATTACTAAATTATCAGGTGGGATAAAATATTATGCATCTAAACAGGGGTATATTGGCTTGCCAGATAAATTCGGTAACTCAAGCTTGATGAAAGATGGATATGTTTGGGTGGACTGGCATAGAAAGCCCGGAGACAAACCTTGGTATGGTAATTATGATAAAGCTATTGGTGTTCAATGGTTTGCTGGTTGGAATGAAGTTGGGTTGTGGTATAGACCTATTATAAATAGCCAACCAACACATTGGAGACAATTCGTAATGGGTAATAGTGATAGAAATTTTCAAAGAGTCTATATCAATAATAAATATGATCAAGACTATGGATTTCCAATCATAGATTTAGCAGTTGGTGACCACGATACTGGTATTAATAATATTGGGGACAATCATTTAGATTTAGTGACTCTTGGGGTCAGCAAATTACGTTTAAATGATGCTGGAGCCTATATTCCTCCTGAGTCTCCAGTAAATAATCCTGATAGGTTGCCCACTCCGGCTATAAGAAATACTGTAATATCTACAGGGGATCCAGTTAATGGTAATAATGGAGATATCTGGTTAAAATACGTTTAATACTTTGAGATATATACTAAATTTAGTATATATCTCATCTTCTTTTTGATTATATATTATAGCAGTGATTAAATTATAATAATATTTGATTATTTAAAGAAGAAAGGATTGTATCTATATGAAATTGAAAGAAATTAAATTCAGATTAACAAAAAGTAACGACTCAGATAACAGAATTAAGGGTGGGGTTCCAAAAGAAGAAATTATTGTGACTGGCTATGAATGTAGAATTAATGACGATGCCGGAGAAACTACATGGGCTGATACCGATGCTCGTTATGAGTCAATGCACGTAATGTATGATGACGACGATTATGATCATAGATATGGTGTATGGGAGCTATTTTTATCAATTAAATATGAGGATAATTATATATGTAGAATAAAAATAATACTTTTGGATGATATAGATTATGTAATTACCGAACTTGTGTTTGAAGTAGACGGTAAACTAATTACTATTGATAAAAATTTAATGGAACTTAACAGAGAAGCATATTTTGCCGCCTTTGGATGCATAGTGAATGAAATAAAAATTAAAGATGGTACTTTAGATTAGATTAATGAGGGCATAAATTATGAAATTAAAATTAACCAAAGTATATTTAGCAGTGGATAAATTAAAATGTGATATTAATATGCTTGCAACAACGCTTGCATATGAAACTATCTCAACGTTTTTGGAAAGAGGAGGATTGATAAATAATTTAACAGACCATTGCGTCATTGAATTAGACTACAGATTAGGTGGTAATTTTAATAAAAGTGTATTTAATATAAATAATAATGTTGGTGGAATTATAATGATATCTCATTCACCAGACCCTGCTGGTAAGTCTAATACATCGACAGTGACATTATTGTCTAATGAGAATGACTATTTGCATATATCAGTCGCTGGTACAAGTGGTGTATATATTAGCTCTATTTATATTGCTGAAGTAGAGGATAATGATAAAATTGTAAATGAATATCAGATCGATGTGCCTGAAAACAGGAAAGATATTAGTCGTGATATAGCAGATATTATCAATAAGACAGAACTAAGAAATAAAATTAAGTCTACTGATATTAAAGTAAAAGGCATTGAATTGGAATATTACCATGTGTCTGATACCGGTGTTGGTGAATTGAAGTACCCATTTGGTGATGAATCTATAGAACGTATATCTGAATATATAGATTTATCTCAAGTGAAAGAAGATCTATATTATCACAATAGTGATATTATTGAATCTGATGATGAAATAATATTGAAAGAAATTATTGTTAATAATGCTACTAATAGTGATTTTGATATAAGTGGAATTGATTTCGAATTTAATGGTAAGATATATAAGATGGATTCTGATAGCGTATATGTTGCTCACGTTTCAAATCATGAAATAAATATACATCTTTCAATAAATAATTTTATCAGACTATATTAATATAGAAAGGATATAGATGAAAATGAATTTTACAATAAAGAAAATCAAATGTAATACTGTGGAATATATAGATCTAAATGTGCATATTAGAGATGATGAATTTATGATAGTTGATCTATCATTATTAAAGACTCCATTCAACAAAATTAAGATACTTTCTAATCCCTATTCCGGAGCACAAGTTAATTTAAATGAAATACATGATTTATTATTGCGTGATTCGGATTATCCAGTATATATTAGACATGCAGGAGGTATTATTATAGAAGAAATAACTGTCGTGTTCGATGATATATCTGAAGAAGAATATGTCATTGCTGAGAGATATACTCTTGTTGATGGACTTAGTAATATTTCCCAAAGTTTTGATAAAGCTTGGATAGATGTAAATAATGCGGTAGAATATGTGAATAAGCATGCAAACTTTAGTAATATCTCAATAAAATATAATTTCAGTGGTGATGATAGATTGATTACCAGTATTACAGAGCGTCTGGATATCGATAAATTAACAAATTCGGATAATTCAGATTATGAAGATTTTGATTTAAGAGAATATACTTGTCATATTATAGTAGGCAATGAAACTAAAAGAAAATTCAAAGTATTTATTCCAGATGAGCCAAATAAAATTACTGTAGAATGTATAGATTATTTAGACCATTCTGAAACGAAAAGAGTTATAACTTCTGATAAATTGAAAGTTATAGTTGGTAGCGACTTAATCGCTGTATCTACTACCTATAGGGCAGTTCACAATGCTCCTATGAAATATTAATAAGTAAGTTCTTATATGGATAGTTACTATTAAGTAATTATCCAATTTATTTTTTGTATATATTAAAAGAAAGAGAGGAAATATTCATGAATTACAAAGTAAAAGAAGTTATGGTATTAAATGATATTGGACCGGATATAACTAAGTTCGATATTAATGAAGAGATTGAAGATAATAATACTCATATTATTGAATTACTAAATCCTAATGGTAATGATGGAAGTGATTTCAGTATAATATTACGCAAATCACCTGAAGTTAAGATTGACTTCAAATATAGTGAATCATTCTATGTGAGTGATATCAGATTAGAATTTGAAGATGGTGTTAGATTAGGTATATTGATAGGGCATCTATATAGTGAAGCTAAATCTAATACTATTAATATAGAAGATAAGATTAAAGAAGCATATAGTAATGCTAAGAATTATAATATTGCCAATAATTTGACTAAAAATAGATGGTCAGTTAATGTATAAAAAAGAAAGGAAGATAAATTATGAAATTTAAATTAGAAGCAATTAACTTATCGTATGTAATGATTATAACTATTTCCCAGATTCAGTTACAGAATTAACTGAAAGATTTATTATTGAAGATTATACACCGTACTATAGTATACTTGGTACCAAATATAATGCTCTTAGGTATGAACCAATCACAGTGGCAATAATATATGATGACGAAGTTATAGAAACACATAAATTGGTTCCAACTTCTATGGCTAAGGCATATAATATTCGTTCAATTATAGTAAGTTGTAATGGTAAAAGGTATGAGATATTCAATCCAAACTCAAATGTTTATAAAGATTTTGACATCGATGTTTATCTTACTATGGAAATAGAATCATCTATTGCGAAAATAGTAGAATTAGATGTATATCCTGAGATGAATCCGAATAGGTGGAACGAACCTAAATAATATGAAAGGAAGATTGTAAATGAATTTTACTATAAAAAAGATCAATTATTATAATTATGATAAACTGGAAACTATAGATGTCGATATTCCAATCGATGACTATGTTAATACTATCGATATTTCCGAGTGCTATGAAGAATATCAGTATAAACCTCAAAATGTATGCATATGGTTTAAGCCTCTATTTGAGAATATATGTGACTGTCATTGTATCACATACGATAGATCTAAAGGCTTTTTAATAAATTCAATAGATGTATCATTCGATGATAGTGATAAATTATATAATATTGATATATCAGATGAATACTGGGGTCCAATAAATATAGAGATACATGATCAATTAGAATTAAGATATGGTGAGCATATTCATAATATTCAGTCTAAATAAAATGAAAGGAAGAAATAAATGAATTTTACTATAAAAAAGATTCACTATTATAGTGGGGATAGTACAGATAGATTCCTTGATGTTAGTATACCTATCAATAGCAATGAATCAATTGATGATATCAGTTATGTCTACGATAATGAAGATTGTGACCCACAAGATGTATATATTTGGGTTAAAATACCAAGATTGGTTGATATTATCAATAATAATTTTAAATATCACTATATTAAATATAAAAGATCCGAAGATTTTACTATAGAATCATTTGATATATCGTTTGATGGTAGCAATAAGATTTATACTATTGATATTGAAGATGATTATGATGGACCAGTCAATATAGAAATAGCAGAAACCTTAGAATCGCTATATAAAGAATATACTAAGTATAGTGTCTTCGAAAATGTGACTCTAAGTGAAATAAAAATCTGGTATGAGTTTATAATGATTGAGGATGAATTATTCAAATTATCAACTGCTTCCAATATACATGTGGTCGAAACACATAAATTGAATAATTTGTTGAATAATATAAATAATTCTAAAATCTATGTAAAAAGTCCACTAAGTGTCATTCATGATAAATATGACCACAGTATCTATATTCAATTGGATGGTGATGAAAATCAAAGAATTAATATTGGTTCTATATCAATACCTACGAATAAAGAGTGGGGTATAGAATCATTGACTTTGAGTAGGGATAAAATATATGTAGAAATAAACTGCGAAGATAGAACTACGGATGAATATGGTTGTAAAATTATCAACTTATATAAATCGGATATAGATAAAATAACTAAATATGATATTAAAGATTAATTGAAAGGAGTTGTATAATATGAAATTTACATTAAATAATATTTATTTTAGGAAGTTTGGAATACCTGTTATGCAGGAAATGAATACCGTAATAGAAGACGGATTCTATTTTAATGAAATATTTAATGATGCTGATGTAAAAGAACCTATTGAAACTACTGAAGTAAATATATGGTTTAGTAAACCAACATTAAAAGATATTGCTTCGGGTAATAAAACTCAAAGATATATTAAGTATAAAAGTAGTGATGTATTTGAAATAACAGCTATTGATATATCATTTGATGATAGTCCAATATTTAATATATCTATTATTGATTTAGAACCAGATAAAGATGGTAATATAGATTTAGAACTTACAATAGCTGGCAAGTATAAATCTTGGAAAGATTCCATCTTTGTTTCAGATGTCGATTTAACATCGATACTTGTAACATATATACCAGCTAAGTCACTATATGATTATAATAGAGCTGAAGTTATGAGTATAACGGAAAAATATGTGACTGATACTATAGAACTATCTAAAATAGATATAGATGAAAAAGGGAAACGTGTATTTATTAGTGGATTACAAGATTTCAGATTTGAAAGTCATAGAGCTTATATAGAACTTCAGGATTCTAATATATCTTTAGAATTAGAGTTCCAGATACCAGCAAATGTAGATTTTTCGATTGAAAGAGTCACTTTAGAATACTATAACAAATGCGTATTAGTTGATTTTACTACCAATTGGTATTTAGTCGATGGTGTCAAATATTATGTGATAAAAAGATCATATATTGAAAGATTAAAATCAGAAGATAAATAAATTATAACTATGGAGGAAAATATGAATTTTATAATAAGAACTATATACTTTGAAAATACTAATGGGACGCATACGAAAGATGTGAATTTCTGTGTAAATGGTAATGATAGGGTAGAGTTAAATTACATTGTTCCTAATTTTAATAATAAAACATCAGATAACGAGAAGGAAGTATTAATATGGATGATTAAGCCATCTCTGAATGATATTGTTAATAAGAAAGAAAAATACTTCTTCTTGCGTTATAAGCAATCTGAGAATTATACTATAACAGCTATTGATATCGCATTTACTGAAAATTCAATGGGTTATACTATAAATATCCCAAGAGTGTCGGATGAATTTGGTAATATAGATATCAGTCGATTGGTTAATGAAAAATACAATTCGTTTAATTGTAGAGAATTTGACGACATCATTATATCTGGAATAGGCATAGGTTATACTCCTTGCGAATTTGACCATGATGTTCACGCCGATGCATACATGAAAGAATTCCTACCAATTGGAATAAAACTTAATGATGCGACTGAAACAATTCAAACTGTTAGTTATCTTGGAAAATATATTGGACCAACTGTCGATATTACAATAGATATATGTCTATTTGCCACTAATAAGCATTATCAAATCATAGTTAGAAATATACCTAAGGCTTATAGATATAAAATTATAAGTATTGATTTGGAGCACAAGACGGAACTTGGGCATTCATTCATTGCTAATATAAAAAATCTAATGATGGAAATTGATCAACCAGCTGATAGGACCAAAATTGATATAGTGCTATTAACACCCAAGTTATTAAAAACGATAACTGAATATAAGGAGAAATAAGATGATAAATTTTACAATTCACAGTGCTGTTATTTATGATAGTACCAAGGATAGTTATTCACTATATCTTCTTGATACTATGAAACCTGATAGTGATAGTAATATAATTGATATTAGACGAGGTGAGAGGGGTATCGATACTATTATCTATTTAGTAGACCCTGAGGAAGCAAAAAGAGTCGGTAATTGTGAAAAAATAGGTATTAGATATAATCAAAGAGATAATTTCATCATCGATAGTATAAAGGTAAGTTTTCCAGACAGTAATGATATATATAGTATAAAAGCTAATAAATTATATCGACCAAGAATAATGGATATTAGTGAAGAACTTAAATGTGTAACTAATTCAGCTTCTAATATGATTGAGGAGATTAATATTCAAGAAATTTCCATAATTCAAAAAGTAGGAAACCATCTTGGGTTACCAAAAGGTATAACAAGTATGATGGAAACAATTGAAACTACTACACCATCAAATATAATAAGAAGTTCTTTATGTGATAATTGTATCACAAAATTTATTGATGTTAAATTATATGATGATAAAGGTCAATGGGGCGTGTTTAAATTGGAAGTCTCAGCGACTACTACGAGGTTATCAATATATCATATAAAAATAATAATGAGTGATGGTAGCATTCTTGAAAGTGATTTAGATATACTAAAACAAAATCCTGAAGAAGTAAAGTCTGGTACAATACTGCTGCATATGGCCCGTATGTCAAAATAATTATGTTGGAAGGAAACAGATAAAAATGAAAATAAAGATAGAATCAGTTAAACTTAGACCAAAAGGAAAACCTTTTACATTTAATGCAATCGGGCAAAGTCATTCGATTATTAAAGATGTAAATATTGAATATGATGATACTATTGATAAGCAGTTTATAATAGACTTAGCCACAAAGAATAGTATTGCTGAGCGTTCAGCAATACTATTGAAACCATTTAATCCAGATATATTTACTAATACAAATACCGATTATGCAGTTATCTATATAGATAGTGACTATGTGATTGAAAATATCAGATTAGCTGTATATAATGAAAAATATAAAGGTTATAATGATAGTAGATATCTGGGTATAGATATCCATAGTCTACACTTATCATCTAAACTCATTGATATATCTGAGCAAATAGAGAAATTATATCGTGAATCACAAGATATCAAAGTTGTTAATGTTAATATTAAATATCTACATTCGAATAGTACTCCAGATAATCCAATAATAATTGAGGAAAGTCTAACTATAGATAAGTTTATTGGACCAATAATAAATAGTACTGATAAGAGTGTGTGTGACCATATACAAGTTAGAAGTAATATTGAATTTGTAGATTCAGAATGTCTTACTACAAGATTAAGTTATAATTATAATAAGGTTTGTGAACTTAAATTCTTTTTACCAGCTAAGAAGATAATATCTTCTACTGGTATAAACTTATCATATTTGGGTAGAGAATTTAACGTTGCTGAATTTAAAGATATAGATACTGAGGATATTAGAGGATCTAAAAAATATCCGATATTAGAATTTTCAATACCTGAAATGATAGAGGATTATATGGATTAGAGGAAAAGTGAGGTATAACTATGGAGAGATTGAAGAAATATTTTGAAGAAAATAAAGTGTTGGATATATTGGGCTTAGAAAGAATTATTAAAGTCCATTTCAGTGTGGATGATGAAGGTGATTATGTAGTTAAGTCTGATGGGTTTATATTTAATATAAACTTTAATGTTGGTGATAACCATAGTGTCATCTATTTCTATATGACAAGTTACCCGAAATTCAAAACAATATTGATGGCAACAAGAGATTTGATACCTACAGATAATGCGGTATATACGCTATCTTTATGCCTTATAAATGGTACAGAACATCGAGACGATTTCTGCAATTCATTCGAAATAAAAATGGGCTTAAGTTTAATTGTTGAAGATGATAAATATATCGTACGAGCGACTACAATGAATGAGTTTACTTGCAGTGATATGTCTAAGATATTTATACCACATTTCATTAGTGCTATGCTGGAAGTATTCCTAAATAAAATGGTTGATGAGAATAGTGAACTCCATAATCCTATCATAAACTATAGTGGTGCTAAATCATTATTAAGTGATACTGAATATATTAATGATCCAAATATGGTAAAAACATATCAACATCTTAGAACTTCTATGTATATAGGTCCAAGACCAAATATGAGTGCACTATTCTCAGATATTTGGAATTATTATAAACTATTCAATTTTGATTTTGATAAGATCGAGATAGATAAGACATTCCATGGAACTGATTTCTATCATGATAAAAATGTAATTGGTATGATATTCGATTATGAACCAACTACAGGCATATATGTAAGTATAAATCATATATGTGATAATATTCTTCAAATGCGTGTTGAAAATAATGAGAAGGTTGCAATGCTTGAGATGGAATTTGAATACAATAATTCACCGAATTTATTTTCTAAAGAAGAAGAGGATGATTATACGTATATGTATCATAGTATAAGATTGATACGTGATTATCTGAAAGCAGCATATTCTCATCACAATAATAAGTTCATTATTGATAATTTAAACCCAAATATAATTGGTCGTAGCAAGTCTCATGCATATTTTAAATAAAAAAAAACTATAAGAGATATATCCTAATTAGGGTATATCTCTTTATTTAGTTGCCCACATATAATTAGACTTCAAATATTTTTTTTTATAAAGGATAATATTATATGAAGATATTAGAATTAAGAGTAAAGAACTTTGCTCCCATTATGGTAGCAATGAAGAAAAGAGAATTATATATAGATTTTAGGAATAGTAAGAATTTATTAACTCTACTAATAGGTGGTAATGGAACAGGTAAGACTACTATAGGTAGTTTATTACATCCATTCGCTTATAATGGTAACTTAGATAGTAGAGAGAATGATTTAATATTAAATTCAATGAGTGGATATAAATATATATCTATTCAATATAATGAAGATACTTATTATATAGAGCATTTCTATAAACGTAATGCTAATGATGGTTCAATATCTCTTAAATCATATTTTAAGAGAAATGAAGAAGAGTTAAATGCTAATGGTAATGTAACTTCATTTAAGGAATTAGTATCTAATTACTTTGGTATAGATGAATCATATCTTAAGTTAGTAAGATTAGGTGCTAATGTAACCAATATAATAAATATGTCTGCTTCTGAACGTAAAGAGTTTATGAATAAGCGTTTAGAAGAATTAAATAAATATGGTGAATTGTATAAGAAGTGTAGTGAAGATTTAAGAGTAATTAAATCTCTATTGAAAGTAAATGTATCCAAGAAAGATAAATTAAATATAGATAACTATTCTGTATTTAAAGATAAGACTATTAATGATATAGATGAGATATCTAATATAAGAAAAGATATATCTGATATTAATAATCAGATATCCAAATTACAAGGTAAGATAGAATCTATAGTATCTAACTTAGATGAATCTATTAATACACTTAATACTTATAAGGGTGAATTAAATAGACTTAATATAGGAATAGAAGCTAAAGAGAAATATTTAACTAATATAGATACTTCTATATCTTTAGAGAAAATTACTGAGAAGTATACTAAGAAACTAAAGAAGTATCAAGAGATAATGATACAAGTTAATGAGTTATATAATAAGAGAGATTCTTTAAAAGCATTAATACAATCTTCAAAATCTTTATCTTATCTAAATAATCTTAATGAAAGAAAAGAGTTATTAGAGAATAAGATAGAAAGACATAAGAAAGATTATGGTAAGAAGAATCCCTTGTTAAATACTTCTGAATTGAAAGAAGCTTTAGCAGTATTACAGACTATAAGTTTTAACTTTGCTCATTTAAGAGATTTCGATTCAGCTACATTAAAGAAGATATTCAATGAGCATAATGGTAAATTGGAATCATATATGTCTTATCTTAAGACTTCTATAGCTAAAGTATATAACAAGAATAATATGATGAAAGCTAAAGAGTTAGTAGATAAGAGCCCAGTATTATATATAATATCTGAACCTCAATGTGGTTTTGAATATTGTGGATATAGAAACTTCTATAAAGATATGAAATCTTCTATAGTAGTAGATAAACGTAATGAAGAGATAGATATAGAGAAGTTAGAATATGAAATAGACTTATGTGATACTCTTATTAAGTTTAGAAATATGATTGATGCTTCTACTATATTAGATACTATACCTAATAAAGAAGCTTCTTTTAATAATATAATAACGAGACTTATTAATGGTAAATCTTTCTACGATGAGAAAGAGATTACTATCTATATAAGTCTATCTGAAGAATGGGAAGCTTATGAATCTAATAAGAATGAATTAAGAGATATAAATAAAGAATTAGAAGCATTTAGTAATAGTGATAATATTAAATCTTCTATATTAGCTTTAGAAGCAACTGAAGAAGCTATTATTCATACAGATATAATTTTAAAGAAAGAGAAAGAAGAGTTTGACAGTATAGAGAAAGAATATAATATTAGACTTGATAACGAAAAGATTATATCTTCTCTTAAAGATGCTAAATTAGAGAAAGCTAATTTAGAGAAAGACATTAATGAATTATCTAATAAGTTAGAAATGGTATCTGAAGATAGGAATAAAGTGGATGAATTAAAGATAAGACTTACTCATCTATTAGAAAGAGAAAGATTATTAACTAATGAAACTGAACTTAATAAGATGAAACTTATTCAATATGAAGAATTAGTTAATGATATAGAGAAATTGAATAATGATTATGAAGATTACTCAGTAGTAGTAGATTCATTATCAAGTAAACGTGGTATACCATTAGAATTCATGAATTATTACTTAGAGAATTTAAAAGTTAAAGTAAATGATTGTCTAAGAATAGTTTATGGTGATAGTGTATATATAAGTAGAATGGAAGTAGATGAAAAGTCTTTTGATATAATATATGTAAAAGATGGCTTAGAAGTAGCTGATATAAGAAATGCTTCTCAGGGAGAATCATCATTCTTTAATTTAGCTATTACATTTGCTTTCTTATTACAAGATTTAAAAGATTATAATATACTTCTATTAGATGAAGTAGATGGTGTATTAGATGTAGATAAGAAGAATCTATTCTTAGATATCTTATATGATAGATTAAGAGAGATGAATTGTGAGCAATGCTTCTTAATAACTCATTCAGATATCTATAATAATCATGATGTTAATATCATATTAACAGATGGTTCGGATGTGAGTAGATTCAAAAAAAGTACTATTATCTATGAATAAGAAAGGAAGTAAAAAAGATATGAAATATACTATAGATACTCTACCAAGTAAATTATATTTTTCTTCAAAAAATAATCTGGGTAAAATAAAACCTATAAATAAAAGGTTATTTTTATCACCGTATATTGGAATTTCATCAATATTTGTTGTTGATGCTGATGAAATTCTTCGAAATATGATGACAGAAAAATTAGGTAAACCTGTTTCAAAATATAGTGGGAATGTCGGCTATGATGAGTGGTACACTACAGATGAAAAAATTATTAAACGTCCGTTGAAAAAAGTTCATATTAATCATAATTATATCCAATTAAATGGCATAGTTAGAACTGGTGTATCTAAAGGATTTATATATGAGATTAATACCAATGATGTAGTAAACGATTTAGAATTATTTATTACAAATGACCCAGATAGAGAAGTTATATACACTGGGAATAATATATTGACTCCAACTAATATAATTCCACATGCCATAGAATGGAATATTAGGTTTGATATAAATAATGTCAAAAAACATGGTGTTGGTAAGTTTGTATAATCAACTCTATCCATAATCAATCTAATCTACCCAATCTATTATTCAAAGCACATAGTATAAAAATAATATAGAGAGGAGGTTAAAGAATATGCTTAGAGATACACCTTATTTCACGGTGGAGAAGTTAATAATATCTCCATTATACAAGATTGATATGAGAAAATTTAAAACTGATACTGAATTCAATATATTTATTAAATACTCTCTCAATGATGATGTAATTCGCAATAAGTTATACTATGATAGTGGACATAAGTTCATTACTTTAAACTTATTCGAAGACTCTGATGGGAACCCTCTCTATATCATTAAATTCTTACCATTTGGACCTATTGATAGAAGAGAATTTGCATTCGAATTATTACGTTATAATCAACTGATAAATAAATATGATCAGATTATGTATATTAATAAGTCTGAGTATAGAAGAGTTGAAAACCAATTAGATATATTGAATATGGTTGACAACATTGTACTTAGACCTAAATATTATAATGGATTCGAATCAATCTTAATAGAGAATATCAATACAAAGATGATGGTAAGAAGTATGAATTTACTTTGTGCTTAATATATATGGGGATATGGTATTAAGTACTTATTTAAATCAGTTTTAAAGAAATTTAGCTCTTTTAATAATTTAACAGGCTTTATATTATGAAAGGAAAGTTACTTATGGAAGAAAAAGAGAAATATGGAATATGTACTGAATGTGGTACATTTGGAAGTCTTAATCTCAAAGATGATCCTTCTTTTAGAGAAGTAGAAGAAGATGAGATAGAAAGACTTAAGAAAGAAGCAATAGAAAAGAACAAAGGTTTACTGAATAAGTAAATCACAACTATATAAAGATATCTTATAATTATAAGATATCTTTATTTGTATGACGTTCTTAGTATATTTAATAGTATTAGAGAAAGGGGATGAAATTATATATGGCATTAATAAGATTTATGTGTGCTAAAGAATTAGAATCTTTTAGAACTACAGGTACAGTTAGGTCATTAAGATTAGATAGAAAGATTAGTTTCTATGATGAATATCCTTATAAAGGAAGAATTCATTTTTTTAGATGCTTTAAATCTATATATGAATTATTTGAAGCTAAACCTGATTATATGGTAATATTCAGATTGATAAAAGGCAAGTTTGATAAAGAAGTTCAAAAATGTAGAAATAATGGAACTGCTTACAAAGGAATCTTAGAATTAGAATTTACTAATATAATATTCAAAGATAAGTATACTAATGAGAATCTTTCTATAATGGGGATATATAATTATGATGATTTCTTCAACTACTGTAGTAGAAGATATTTCAAAGCTGCTCCTTTATCTATATACACCTTAGATAGTAGAAGACGTGTTAATACAATAGATGCTCTTAACGAATTTAACTTATTAAAAACGAAAGGTGAGGTAATATTGTAATGGTAATGAAGATGTTCCGATTTCTTACGAAAGATGAATTGAAAAAAGTAGTAGCTGGAGAAGTAGTAAAAAATGATAAACCAATTATTTTCTTCCCATACTACCCGTATCAGTATTTTAACATAATGGATTTTATGAAGCTTATAAACGAACGTGTAATCAAAGATTCACATAATGTATTAAATACTTTATGTATAAATAAGATGGATTATTTAGTAGGATTCGTTCCTAAGAATAATAAAGATGAAGTTAAAGATAAGACTGGTGTTTGTAAAGACATGTTTTCTATATATGATAGAGATGATTTAGAACGTCATGTAAGAAGAATAAGAGCTATGTTAGATTTAGATGAAGAGGTTCTTTATCACTATTATACTATGAAAGAATATAGTCTAAAGAATATGTGGTTACATGATATATTAGATATAAGTAGTCTAAAAATACAAGATGATAATTATGATAGAGTTACTTATAGAAGACTTATCAAGAGAACTATTCCGGATGAATATTTCTTAGTAGTTAAAGATGTGATAGAGAAATTGTAATTGGAGATGATTATTATTTTTGCTCATTGTGAATTATTTGATTGCAGAAACTTAAAAATGAAGTTTGATAAGAATGTAGATGACTTCTTTGATACTATAGAAGAAAGATATAGAGACGTGAGTAATAAGGTAATACATCCGACAAGTGCGTCTATTGTGAATGAGAATAGTATAGATATTAGAGATAATTCTATATATCCTCATAATAGATTAACTATGTCTATGTAGATTGGAATTTTCCAATACTTACCATAATAGAGTTACTAAAGATATAGTATATATTAGAAAATCTGAGAGACCTATTAGTAACTTTATTAATAAACTCTTTAGAAGACCTTATACTTATAACGTCTTATATATAGTATCTGAAACTAATAGTGATGATACTATAAGAATTAAAGTTAGGAATTCTTTATTCTTCCTAAAGACTTGGTTATATAGTTTCACATTAGCTACTATGTAGTTAATAAATTAAAAATAGAGATATCTTATAATTATAAGATATCTCTAAATATTATTTGGTCAAGTTATATAATACCTGTATTGATTCATTAGATAAAGTTCTTCTATTTTGACCATTGATAGCAATTATGTTATTCTTATTATACATAACTTTCTCTGCTGCTATATTGGCATTCTGTTCCCAGATACCTTTAATAGTAGTAGTATCACCATCATAATCTGCTCCTAATCCCGGAGCCAATGAGTTAGAAAAACTTGTAGTATCTATAAAGTATGCAGATAGTACATTGGGTTTTAGATTAAAATCTACTACCGGATAGTATTTAAATACTTTATCATTGATAATTACATCTTTTACTTTAATAGTAGTAAGTAATCTTGGTTTAGCTATGAAAGAACCAAATGAATCCAATACCGGGTGTCGAGTTACTTTACAATGCTTACCTTCAGTTGCTTCTACAGTAGATATATAAAGTAAGTCCATCCAAGTCATATGTCTATTGAATATAGATGAACCATCATAAGCTAATCTACCACTGAAGTATAATGGTTTCATTACTCTTTTACCATCTTTATCTAAGCAAGGTACTTCTACTATATCAAATCTTGTTTCAGGAGTATTAATGAATAAATCTATTCTCTTCTTAAGTACATCATCATTGAAATACATCATAGGATTATCTAACTTATAATAGATTGGATCTTTACTCATATCATTATCCAGATAATAAGGTATCTTATTATTATTTAATTCGAAGTTATTAATAAGTCTTCTCTTTAAATGGTACATAACGAATGGAAAGAATTCTATTAAAGCTTGTGATAATGGTATTCCTACATATTCCATATTGATATACTCATCATCTATTCTCTTAACAGTTTCCCTATTAAACCTTGGATTAGTAATAACAGATATAACTGAGTTAGTAACAGACTTACTCATTAATTGTCTTCTTATTAATCCATGCTTACCTTCCAACTTACTTCCAAAGAAATCATATAACTCTTCTAAAGTCTGCTGAATTTGGAATCTATTATTATTGAGAACGAAGTCGAATTCAGATTCACTCTTAATCATCTTGGCATTTCTTATCAACTTACTATAATAATTATTTACTTCATGTATTTTAACTTTACCAGAACCACCTTGGAGATTTATATCTCTTGTAAAAGGTGGTATTACAAGAAACTTAGTCATAAAGATAGTATCTTTAGGATTAACTTCTAATAAATCTATACGTTCATTTCTCATATGGGAATCATTACGTTTCCAGTTAATTTTATCCCATACTGAGTATAACCAGTCTAATCCAGATTTACCTTTCTCTTCATCTTCTACTATTTGTCCATTACTATCAATAGCATATTTACCCATACCAGCTGCTATATTGACTATACGCCTATCCATTCTCTTAAGAGATTTATATATAACTGGTTGTAAGAAATGAGAATGTAAATCTATATATGCAAAAGTCTGTTTACGACTGGTCATATCATTACCAAATATGTCTAAAGAAAATAATCCATCTGAAGTAGGTACATTCCCTCTATCAAAGTATACAGGATTACTTACTTCTTTAAGATTATTAACTTTAACTATTTTATCCATTGGAATTAAGTATATTTTCATATATATCACCTTCTTCTTTTATATCTTGGTTACTTATCTCTATGTGAATTAGTTTCTCTAAGAGGTCGTAATCAAAAGTGAAGTATTTCTTATATGAAAATTCTACTTTTTCTTGAGCATCTTGTAATAGACTAAGGTGTTTCTCTGCTTTCTTATCAGTAGAGAACTCCATAGTTATTATAAGACTGCTATCATTATCACTACAAGCGATAATGTCTATCTTTTCTATCTTAATATATTTAAGCATCTTATAAAAGAACTTAAACTTTTCATAATGATTGTCTATAAGAGATTCCCAGTTACATTTATTAGTTAAATGGTCTTCACCAGTCATCTTATTCCATAGGACAGTCATATTATTCTCTGACATAGCCTATTATTTTCCTTTCCTTTAAGCTTTATATAATGAAGAGAATATGCAATTACATATTCTCTTCTAAGTGTTCTTCAAAACGTTTCATTGCTAATGCCGACTGGGCATCTTTTCCACCAGACTTAGCTTGATCATTCTCAGCTTTCAATCTATTGATTCTGGCTTCTCGTAAGAATATTAATTCTTTATAAGGCATATTCTTTATATCAGATAATGTCAATTGCCCTTTAAATAAGGCAAGCATATCATCTAATACACTAAAGAATGTATTTATTCTACGATGGTATTCATCTCGAGTCGGCAACGTGTAAAAAGTAATTGATCTATTTCAGCACTCAATGAGTTATAGTGAGTATGGCAATGAGGACAATCTATATTCATATAACCGAATTCTATGTTATTAGATTCTCCCATTTCATTAGCTTTCTTATATAGGATACCTAAGTCTATTCTATTCATAGCATTAAGTATCTTAGTAACTTCCATTTGGTCTGTATATTCAAAATATCCATCATCTTCATGGTCAGGCACATAGATAGCTTTAATGAATAGAGAGAATCCATAGATATCAGCAAGTTCTGTCGGAACTTCTATATTCTCATTAAATTGCTTAGCCAATATTCTCTTAAATGATGCTAAGCTCTTATATTCAAAGTCCGCTACTATCTTAGAATGAGGGAACTCTAATCTTTCGATAGTATTAACTGGAGCTGTAGCAGCATATTTTATAGAAGTATCCAAGTTGTAAGAATTATCAACAGTCTTAGCTATCTTTTCTTTAACTATATCGCTGAATCTTTCTACTCTTAGAAGACTTCTCATATTGTATTTATGTGGCATAGGCTTACCGCATTTTTCGTTATTACATATTAGGTCTACTGTATCTTCTTCAGGGAAAGTAGCACAAGCAAGACCATACATTAGCATTGGTAAATCAACATGACAAGTCTTTTCCAAGAATTCTTCATAAGTTAATTTACCTATAGAAGTTTCAAGTATCTTTTCATATAGAAGACTTGTTTTTCTACTAAAATTCTCTACTGGATTATTTTCATCCAAAGTAGATATAATAGCCATAAGTTCTGTTACAGAGCAGCCAGATAGTTTAGCTGTATAACCAGAAGCTATTAGTGGAACTACTGTAGAGAAATTAGATATAGTAGATTTGATCACTTGATCCAATTTAGGTTTCTTTTTCTTTATCTTAAGTTCTTTTACTTCTTGAGTAGTAACTTGCTTAAGAGTTATAGTACGAGCTAATCTCAACTTCTCTCTTTCTTCATCAGTGAAATCAATCTTAGCTACTTTAAATTTATCTATGACTACTACAGCTTCATTATACTTCTTATCGAAGTCTGCTTTAGACATAGCATTGTAATCTATATCTTCATTATCAGAAGAGTTTTCAACTTCTTCCATATCTTCATCATCAAGAACTTCATTCTCAATAACGTCTTTAGCTTCTTTAAGAGCATCTATTTCTGCATCCATTTCAGATACATAGTCATCTACATTATTAGATACTTTTTCTTGCAAAGCAGCTTCATTAGACATAGGACCTTTTTGAGCTAACTTAATATCAGAATGATTAATCACTATACCAGATTGAGATTCTTCATAGTCATATTCTTCCTCTTCAGTAACAGGTACATTCAAGTCAACTTCTTTCTTAAGTTTAGCTGTAGTGGGATTATTAATTAATACTTCATCAGGCTTTACTTCTTCTCTTGGAGCATCAGGATCTAATCCAGCACTAAGTCTTGCTTGTCTTTCCATAGCAAGTATAGCATCTAATTTATTACCAGCATCTTCACTCTTAGCTTTATTAAGTGCAGCAGTTGCTTCAGCATCAGCTTCTTCCAATTTCTTTTGAGCATCGTTTTGTAGTTCCAATGCTTTTTGGAATTCAGTTTTTTCTTTTTGCTCTTTTTGATATTCGTTTATAGCATCCATTATAGAGCTATCTTGTTCAAAATTTTCCATAATTTAAAAAATTCCTTTCTATTGTCTTATTTAAATAAAGTTGTGTCAAATTTATAATCAAATAATATCTTCTCATTCTTTCTCTGGAAGCCAGCAAGAATAGAAGTACTTTGACCGTATAGAGGTGCTATAATATACAGAATAGAATGCCCATTAACAGGTATTGATTGTATCTGTATATTATTTGCATCTATTTGTGGTATCAGTTGTGCAACCTGATCATGTATCTCTTCAAGAAAAGATTCCAGAGTTACATCATCTTCAAATGTATATAAATATTTCATTATATTTAAACCTACAGTTGGCATTGATGGTAAATTTCCGGGTCTCAACATTAAGAGATTCAGGAACGATTGAGCAACAGATTCATTTTCATTTAACATCTTAGGCTTCTGGAAGTTATCCAGTCCAAATTGTGGATCTTTCCCTATAGACATCTGCTCTCGCACCCACTTTCTTTATTATAATCAATATCATTAACTTTCTGTGTTATTAATAGCTTTCTAAAAAATCGTATTATTAGATATTTTAGTTATATATAATAAAGGTGTATCAATATAATCATTTAATTAAATTAAAACCCTATATATCTATAGGGTAGGAGGAGAATATGAAAGTCTTTAACCAAATTAATTATACTGGAGAGAATGCTCTCCGTGATTTCCCAGCCTTTGAAGCAAAGGTTGGTCTTGTGCAAGGTAGGCACGAGATTGCAGAAGTTGAGCACTATGTGTTTACTTCAGACATAGAGGATCCAACGAACCTCTATGCGATAGGATGCACTATTAAAAATAGTGAGTTCTATCAAGAGCTTATTTCAATTAGGGGAAGTAAACTCATTGAGATAGATTTGTATGTGACAGGCCTATCTGTTGCCCTAATCGAAGTGTTAAATGCAATACATGATATTGCTCCAAGAGCAATAGTGCATTGCAAGCACTTCGACAGAAATACTGGAAGGTACTATACTCAGACTGTGAGATGGTAATCTCCAGTATTTCTAAAAAGGAAGGAACTACCCACCTTTCTTTTTTTTCACATATAATATACAGGAACATAGAAAAATCGTATTTTCAGGTATTTCATATATATATATATATATATATATATATAATAAAGGTGTATCATAATATCATTATAATTAAAGCCCTATTTATATAGGGCGAGGAGGAAAAAATGGATAATAAGTATTCTTGGGCAGTTGCCCAAAGTAATATGGTATTAAAAGGATTTAATGTTAAGGAAAGTCATATCCTTTTCATTAATCCTAAAACCGCACAAGTTGTTGCAGTGTCTACTGGTTGGACTTGCAATGAGCACTTGTGTATTTATGAACTTCGTGAAGACGGAGTTTATAATGTAAAGACTTCTGAGGGAACAACTCAAAGTCTTTATAACTGGTATCATGTGGATGATGAGTCCCCATATCCAGTTACCGAAGTACTTGACTTTCTTGAGAACGAAGAAGAATGTGAAGACTTCGGAGAAGATGGGGAGTAATTCCCAATCTTCTTTTTTTCATATTTCGTTCGGTTATATATTATAAAAGCGTAATAATGAATTCATTATTACAAAATATATTAATCTATTTATGAATTAAAACTAAAAGAAGGAGGCATTTTAATGCTAAAAATTGGGGTAATAGGAATCGGTAATGGCGGTTCCCAAGTAGCTAAGTTAGCTAAAGAGAAACTTAATGTAACAGCTTTAGCTATCAATAGTAGTGAAGATGATTTGAAGACTGTCTATGAAAACATCAATACTTTGCAAATAGGTAATGGTGCAGGTACAGGAAAGAATCGTCAACTCTCTAAAGAGTTCTTCAAATCATCATATGATAAAGTTATCAATAGCAAAGATGTAGAAGAACTTATAAAAGGTTTGGATGTAATATATGTGGTAACTACTACTGGTGGTGGAACTGGTGGTGGAACTTCTCCATTATTTACGGCTTTAATGATAGACAAATTCAAGAAAGCCAACGTTGATACTAAGATAGTATTGATGACAATAATGCCTACCATTAAAGAAGGCAATAGTGCTCAAGATAACACTCAGCTATTCTATAGAGAGTTATTTAACACTATGCCTGATTTAACTTACATGGTTTATGACAATAATAAATTTGTCAATGACTATGGTCCGGCGGCACTTCTTAATGAGGTCAATTTGGATATAGTAGATGACATAGCTATACTAAGTGGAGCGTATCAATTTACGACTCAATATGATAGTATAGATAAACAAGAATCTATAATTCTTAATTCGACTCCGGGAAGACTGGCGGTATTAAAATTATATGATATTAAAGAAAAAGATTTGGATAATCTTACTCTTGATGACTTACTACTATCTGGTATGGATAAATGCTCATTAGCAGACTTGCAAAGAGATAGAGATATAGTAAGTCGAGGAGTAATATCTAATCTCAATGAATCATTAACAAAGAAGTTCAACTTCAATATGCCTAAGATAACAGAAGTACTTGGTGAACCAATAGAGTCATTCCAACACGTTTATGTGAATACAGAAGCTGGTGAGCCTAATAACTTATTCGTTATATTAGGTGGTCTTAGTGCTCCTAATGATAGACTACAAAAGACATTAGAAAGAGCTGCTGAGATAAGAGAGATGCACGAGGCTAAATCAAAGAAGCCCAATATATTTGATGACCATGATATTAGTGGCTCTAACAGTCTTAGACAGAAAGCACTCAATCCGGATACTTTCGATGATGGCAAAACGTCTGATGACGATATATTTTCCAGATTCGGTGTATAATAAATTTATTAATCTATTTTAGAAGAAAGAAAGGAAACCAGAACTATGAAGGACAATAATAACAACAAAAAGAAACATTTCAAGTACATTGAAAGCTTTATAGAAAAATCATCTGCTAAAGCTTTAAAGAAAATGGATAAAGATGAGAGGTTAGGATTCGTAGCAAGAAACCTGCCTGATCTCATAGACTTCCATAAGAAAGATGGAAGATTCCAACCGGAACTATTGGCTAAAGTATATGAAAGATTAACTAATGATAAAATAGCTAAAGCTTTTAGCAAGTTGACTAAAGAAGATGCCGTTGAAGTAGAAGCTGCTCCATTACTGCATGACTTCTTAGAACTATTAACTTCGAAATCAAATCAAGTTGATGGTGAAGAAAAAGAAGCTTATGTAGCTATGATGAACTCTTATCTTGAAGTATTGACTAAGATAATTGGTAAGAGAGCTAAGAAGATGGCTAAGAAACTTAATATAAGTGAAGACTTAGCTATGGAACTTCTTATAATAATACCTTCAAAAGAATATGTTACCAATGAAAAAGTTCTTGGTATATATGTAGGAAAGATAACAAGACAACTATATTCTGAAGTGGCTGATAATAAGACTAACTTGGTTGATGCCTCAGTAGATGCTTCTCCAGAATTATACAGAAAGATATTCAAATATCTATTTGAGAAAGACTTCTTATCAAATATAGCAATCAATGTATTGCTTGAGTATAAAGATAACCTTAAAGGTATGAAAGATACTCAAAAAGCTGTATGGAGTGCTCTTACTACATTTGCTCTTGAAGAACTCGATTCTTTCAAATCAGATACATTGAAAGAGCTTATAATTCATTATGTAAATAGAAGAAAATCCGATGTTAAGAAGAATAAAGATCAAGCAAGAAGAGTAGTATTGTCTGAGTCTATAGATGAAGAAACTTATCCAAATCTTTTCAAAGCTGTTAATAAGCTTAAGAAGAAAGATGAGTATAAGGAGTTTCTATAAAATAACCATATGAATTGATTTATAATAGAAAGGATTGGTGATACACTATGATCATTTTCTACAATGAGAGTAGTAAACCATATGAAAATCAGCCATATGGGGAATTAAATAAAATAATAAAATCAAACAAGATAGAGTATGCCAACGGACGTCAAGTCCTTAGGCAATGCTTTATCACTGCTAAGGATACCTTGGTGCGAAATACTAAGATGGATAATCTAATAGAAATGGATAAACCGGTAGTAATATCTCATCAAAAACACCAACTAATATTTGGTAATAGGGATTTAAATCCTATGGCTTGGACTATAGATGGTAAAGAAGTTAATCGTAAAGATAAAGATATCTTTATAATAACTCTTACTAATAGTATTAATAGTCACTTCCAATTATTAGATAATAGAGGATATTATATCCTTGAATACTCAGTATCTCATGGTGAATTCTCAATAATATTTGCCAGAGATGTAGATTCTGAACCAGTTCAATTTGAAATAGTTGATTTGGATACAAGAACTGCAAGAAGATATTCAATAGGAGTTAATCACACTAAGGTTGAATTCAGTAAGAGTAATACAGATATCAATATCAAGTATGTATTACATCCATTGAAGAAATTTAGACCTGCTCATCCAACAAGATATATAGTAACTTTTGATAAAGATACTCTAATGAAAGATAAGAATATCAGACTTGGTAATCATGATATCATGCAAATCAAAGTTGATTCTGATATAGATAAAATAATATCTACCATTAAGAGTAATTCTATCAAAGCTGTTACTTTCTACGGGGAACCAACTGCTGGTAATGAATATGTAAGAAATACTTTACAAAATGCATTCAGAATATATTACGAAATGTATAATGGTAAAGTAAATAAAGTAAAAGTGAATTAAAAAATCACAACAGAATAGCCTATATAGATTAATTAATCTATATAGGCATATTATTTTTTTATGTAATCTCCACTTCCAGTTAAATGACGACGTAATATAAAGTATATTTATATATTATATGAAGGTAAAGTATTAAGTACGATTAATACTTTAAATAAACTGGAAGGGAGGTGTCGCTATGAAAGCGATATTCGATTACCCGTTTATAAAAACGGTTAGAGTTGGATTTAATAATCCAATTACTGCGATTATGAACGGTGGTAACGTAGACCGTTATATTAAACGAGTTTCACCATTAGGTGATAAATTCGTAATGAAGAATCTCAAAGTTTTAGATTAAACGATTCTTCAATAATTTATAAGATAAGAGAGTCCTACCTCTCTCATTTTTTTTATCCTATTGTGAAATAGGATATGTATTAAAATCAAACCTCTCAGTTTTAAAAACGGTTTTTGAATGTTACGTATCGTAAGCCAATTCACAAATATTATATAAATATGCATTATTATAATGCACTCTGAGAGGTTTTGATTTTTTCTAAAGGAATGTAAGATGAGTATTGCTCAATAACAATACTCATCTTCACATGGTTCAACTTATCCCAGTATCTAAATAACTGGTTACGTCGATTTTTCTGTTTGCCACATAAGGAAATAGCAGTAACCTTGTATTGTGGCTTGACATGAATAAGTTAGTTGTCCCATGTTGATACCGACCACCAGTATCTTATGGGAACGATTGCGTAATTTTTTGGTTTCTTGAGAAAAACACTTGATTTTGTTTTACGCTTAACTTTGATGACTACCCAAGTCTAACCCGTAAAGACTCGAGCGATTTCATGGATCATGAGTCCTTTGATTAAAAAGACTTCACTCATTATATTGTTATCATATAATAAAAAAATATTTGGATATATTTTAAACCACATGTGTAAATAAAAATATGATAGTCGACATACTAATAGTATTAATATTGATAAAAAGACGCGAAAGGAAAATTAATTTATGTCACTATTAGATAAGTTGAAAGCAAATGATAAGAAAGGACTATTTAAAGAAGATAGTTCTTCAGATATGTATGAAACAGGTTTTCTACCATTTGACTATAGAAATGGTACTATAATAACTGCTAAAGATAAAGAAGATAAAGTATTAGAAAGATGGCAGGGGCTCGGTATGGTAGGTGGTACATTAACTACTATCATAGGTAAATCAGGTACAGCTAAAACTACTTTCGTAATACAAGCTGCTGTTAATATGATAAAGAAATATGAGGATGCAATGGTTCTTCATTATGATATAGAACAAGCAACTACTTATACAAGAATAAGAAATATTACAGGTATATCTAATAAGGAATTAGAGGGTAAATATTTCTTATCAAGAGATAATGCATTTATACAAGATATATTTACTGGTATAATGAAAGTAGTGGAACTTAAAGAATCATTGGGGGATTCTATTAAGATTAATACTGGTAAGTTGGATGAATTGGGAAGACCATTAATACCATATCCACCAACTATAGTTATCATAGACTCTATTCCGGGATTAGCTTCTAAAGAAAATAAAGATGATGATAGTATGCAAGGTAGTACTTATGCTAATAGAATAGCTAAGGAATTATCTCAATTCCATAATAGATTAGTTCCTATATTAAGACCATATAATATATCTATTATAGAAATAAATCATCTTAAGACTAAGATAGATATAAATCCTATGGCTAAAACACAAGCTCAGATTATGTATTTGAAACAAGATGAAGCGGTTCCGGGTGGTACAGCTCCTATATATTATTCAAATCTATATCTTAAGTTTGTATCTTCTAAGAAGCTTAATATGGAAGATGATGGTATTAATGGTATGATAGTAAAAGTTCAATTGATTAAATCAAGAACTAATACCGCTGGTCAAGAAATAGAATTAGTATATAATCAAGTTACTGGTTTCTCACCAGCATTATCATTACTTCATTATGCTAAAGATAAAGAATTACTTGGTGGAAGAAATCCTAAGCTGTATTTCATATCTAATCCTGAAGTTAAGTTTAGTAGAAATGAATTTGAAGCTAAGTATACTTTAGATCAATCATTTAGAGAAATGGCTATAAGAGCTTGTAAAGATTCTATGGAAACTATGTTATCAGTAAATGCTGATTTACTTACAGTGGAATCTGGTTCTAAGTCAGATGAAAATAATGAAGTTATTGATATGATAACTGCTGAAGAATAATATGTCTATATATTATATAGATGATTATATAAAGTAAAATATTTGTGAGAGAGAGAGGATTTTATTTATGGCGAAGA